ATGACGACGCACACAACGCCCTCCGGGCGGCGCCTGATCCGCTGCTACGCCTACGCCCGGATCAGCTCCGACCGCGAAGGCGCAGGCCTCGGATGCCAGCGCCAGTTCGAGGACATCTACGCGCTGGCCGAACAGCTCTCCAACTCGGACGTCGAGTACCGGATTATCGAGAGCTTCGAGGACAACGACCTCTCCGCCTACTCGGGCAAGCCGCGCCCCGACTACCTGCGTATGCTCGACGGCATCCGCGGAGGCGGGGCAGACTGCATCCTCGCCTGGCACACCGACCGCCTCCACCGGCGCCCCCTGGAGCTGGAGGAGTACATCGACGTGTGCGAGCCCCGCCGCGTCGACACCCGAACGGTGAAGGCCGGACACCTGGACCTGTCCACCGCCACCGGCCGCATGATCGCCCGGCAGCTCGGCGTCCAAGCCCGCTACGAGGTCGAGCGGATGATCGAGCGGCAGAAGCGAGCCCGCGAACAGATGGCGCAGCGAGGAGTGTTCTTCGGTGGCCGTCGCCCATTCGGGTGGGAAGCCGACGGGGTGACACCGGTCAAGGCGGAGATCGAGTGCATCCGCGAGGCCGCCCGCAGCATCCTGGCCGGCGCGACGATCCAGTCGATCCGGCGGGCCTGGGCCGAACGCGACGTCAAGACGAGCATGGGCGGCCCTTGGGGGCACACCGAGATCCGCAAAATGCTCCTCCGCCCCAGGAACGCGGGGCTCGTCGTACACCGCGGCGTCGAGGTGGGCCCGGGCCAATGGGCCGCTGCACTGGATGAGCCGACGTGGCGCAGCGTGGTGGCGGTACTGACGGACCCGAGCCGCCGCACATCGGTAGGCTCCGCCCGCAGCGCGCTCGGAACCGGCATCTACCTGTGCGGCGAGTGCGGGAACACGCTGTTCGCCAGCAGCGGCACCAAGGGCACCACGCAGCATTACATCTACCGGTGCCGGTCCAGGACTCACGTAAGCCGCAGGCGTGACGTCCTCGATGACACCGTGCAGCTGGCCCTCCTGGAGCGCCTGTCGCAGCCGGACGCCGCGGACCTACTGGCGGCCCGCGAGGATCCCGTAGACGTCCGGCAGACGCAGGAGGATATGAGGCAGGCCCGGCTGTCCCTGGATGAGCTGGCGGCCGCCCTGGGGCGCGGGGAGTTGGACATGCGGTCGTGGTCCCTGGCGTCGGAAGGGGCACGGCAGCGGATCAAGGCGGCCGAGTCAGTGCTGGCTACCGCGGTGCGGGTGAATCCGGTCGCAGGTCTCGTCACGGCAGACGACGTCGAGGACGCCTGGAACGGGCTGGATCTATCGCGACGTCGTGCGGCGATCTCGTACCTGATGACCGTGACGGTGCACCGGTCTCGGCGGGGGCGTCAGCCTGGCGGCGGGTACTGGGATCCGAACGCACTCAAGATCGAGTGGAAATGAGACAGGCCCCCACCCGTCGGCGGGGGCCTGTCGGCTGCTCCCGCCGCCTGGGGGGCTGGACTGGGAGAGCCGTCTAGGGGTGCGGGTCCGGTGCCCGCATATATGCAAGATCACAAAAGGTAGGGTGCACCCTACATACATTCGACCATGATCACGACAGCTTGGACGGGTGTCTCGCGCTGCGCCCGTACCCGCTCACGTCATCGCTAGACGGCGGCGCATCGGCGAACAAACGCGCGAAGCACGCCTCTTTCGAGGACTCACTCAGGAAGCTGTCGCCTTAAGGGCCGGCATGGACCGGGCGACGTATGTCCGAATCGAGCAGGGGCATTCCAGCCCGCTCCTCGACTCGCTGATCCTCATCGCCGATGCCATCGGCGTACCCCTGGCGGAACTTGTCAGGGACTAGTCGCCAGGCGAGCGGGATCCGTGTCATGTGCATGTGTCCCACCATACGGACCACGCCCGGTTGTGGAGGACTCAATTCCGCAACGACTGCCGGTAGCCCCTTGCCCAACGAACAGCCCCGGCCGGAAGGAACCCAGCCGGGGCTACTCTCACGGGCGTCGACCTACACCGGCGGCGTGCCGGGCGGGGAGGGCTGCGGAGCCGGGGAGGGCAGCGGCGGGCCCGGGCTCGGAGGCTGCTCCGGGTACCCCGGGTTCCGATGTTTCTCCATCGTCACCCTGTCCCAGGTGAGCCCGTACACGCCCAGCGGCGGGAACAGCTCAACCCGCACCGGGTAGCCCTGCTCCGCGCACGACACGCACAGCAGGTCACGTCGGCCGGTCGCTCTGCGGGCGGCCGCTACGGGCTCCCTCCAGCACGCTTCGCATGTGACGACGTCCGTCACGGTGGTCTCGAACTCGGCAGTGATCACCATTCACCTCGGTTCGTGATTCGGTTGGACAGGAACATAACGACGCTGACAGGGCGTCCGCTACGGAATCGCGCAGACCCGCCCCGGCATCCGAAGGGGGGAATGTGTCCGGGCGCCGGGGCGGGGGTCAGTGGGTGCTGCTCGCCGCCTCGTCGGCGGCCGCCTCTTCAAGGCGCGCGGCCCCGACCCGGACCAGGAGCGCGGTGGCTGCCGTGTCGCAGTGGCGGGGGCTGTACCCGGCGACAGCCCAGTAGATCGGCGTGGCCGGCGTGTACCGGTCCAGGGTCAGCGCGGGGACGCCGAGGTGCGTGCCCGGCGCCAGGTGCTCGACGTCGGGCGCCGTCGTGCCCCAGTCGAGACGGGCCTCCACCCTGAGCAGCGGGTAGAAATTTCTGCCCCGGCCATCGTGAATGACCGGGCCGTCGAGACGGTCGGCGAGGATGTGGCCGATGCGATGGCTGCTGGTGGTCTCCACCGCGGCGTGCACGATCGCCTCCGGGATCCGGACCGCACTGAACAGCGTCCCGATGGGGATGATGCTGACGCCGTGCGCCACCCAGTCGGCCCACACCTGCCGGGGGTCGGGATGGCTGTCTGCGAGCCAGTCGGCCAACGTCGTGCTGCTGCTCATCGCGGGGATCCCTACCGTCGTCAGCGGGTGGTGAGACGAGTGTGGGACCACGAAAAGGCCCCGGCTGACACGTACTTGTGTCAGCCGGGGCCATGGATTCACACGCCGTCAGGCGCCCAGCCAGGAGCCGTAGGACAGGAACGAATCGGGCAGCATCCGGTGCGCCGCCTCCAGGCCCGCGTACGTATCCCGAACCGTCTGGTGGTACCGAGCCTGCTGCGGTGCCGCCTTGCGCGCACGGAGGAGGCTCCGGAACGAGCCATCCAGGTCACCCGTCCACATCTGCGCGCGAGCCATCTCCGCGTAGTGGTGGCTCTTCCGGGACTGCGGCCAGTCCTGTGGGATCACCACGGCCCGGCCCTGCTGTGCCGCCTGCCCGTACTGGTCCAGCTCGGCCAGCACCGCCACGCGGTGAACCTGCACGTTGGTCGGCCCGAACGCCAGGTAGTGCAGCGTCGCGGCCTCCCCCGTTGCGGCCGCGATGCGCTCCGCCTCGCCCAGGTGCGTCTCGGCGAGGCCCCCGTCCTGCGACCGGCCGGCCATCACCGCGGCGCCAAGGTGGAGCTGGCCGGTGACGACCTCGCGTTCCCGGCCGGGCTCGGCCTGCTCCAGGATGGACAAGCCCAGAGAGGTCAGGCGCTGGCCGGTGCGGTACTGGCCGGCGCGGAGGTAGGTCAGGGCGCGGAAGTACCGGTACATGCCGCCCAGGGCAGCCGAAGAGGCCCGCTCGGCGGCCCACTCCATACGAGCCAAGGCGATGGCTGCCAGATCCCCGTACCCCAGCTTCGAGGCCACGTCGTACGCCGATCGGTAGGTGCTGGCGAGTAGACGCCACAGCTCGCCCGACGGCGCCGTATGTGCCGCGGTGGTGACCTCCTGGATCAGCCCGGGAAGGAGGCTCGCCGCCTGCTTGATCTCCCCTGCGCGCACGGCGACGAGGAGAGTCTCCGCGTCGTCGGCAAGCAGTGGAATGGGCCGGGGGCGGATCTCGGGATCAGCGCCGAGGTCGTAGACGTCCAGGGCCTCACGGATCGGCCTTATCAGGACGTCAAGTTGGTCGGCGCGCAGCTCGGCCACGAAGGGCTGGCCGGTGACCGTGGCGACGTCCACGCGGAGGGCGCGGGCGAGGCAGCCCGCGGCGTACGGGGTGGGTGGGCGTTCGCCGCGCTCGATTTTCGTGAGCAGGCTGGCGGAGATGCCGGCCAGCTCTGCGAGTGCCTGCTGGGTGAGGTGGCGTTCGAGGCGCAGGCGCTTGATGCGCGCGCCGGTGTGGTCGTGCGGTAGAGAGTGCATACTGGCTCCCGTTCAGACTCGACACCTGAACGATAGCGGGCACGCAGAAAGCGCCCCCTCCCGCCCGAAGGCGAGAGGGGGCGATGTGGTCGTCGCGATCGACCGGCGAGACTGGAGTCGAGCCGGCGCCTACACCCGGGGCACACTGGGCACATGGAGCTGAATCCTCACCGCTGCACCGATCGCTGCGTCTGTCCGGTCCACGCGACGCTGTTGATCTACTGGCCTGCCGGAGATGACCACGCATGCCAGGTTGCTAACTGTGAGTACGGGCATGGCTTCAAGCCTGTAGAGCCGACCCCCGCCGAGGTTGAGATCACGATCGACACGACGCGCTTCTCCCGTGCGCTTCTCGATACGCAGGCACTCCTCATGCTCCGGTTCCACCCCGACCTGCGGGACCTGGGCCGTGGAATGTAGCCATCCGTCTGAGCACAGCAAAACGCCCCCACGCCGAAGCGCGGGGGGCTTCTCATTCATCCTCGGGAGCGACTTCGGCAGGCTCCTCAGGCGGCGGCTGCGGCTGCTCCTCCAGAACACCCATCTCCACCAGTGTCGCCGCGTCGGCCATGCCGATCGCTCGACGTGGCCGCGCGGGCCGCGGCTCCGAATCCTCAAGCATCCAGCCTCCTACGACTTGTCGGCACGCTGGGCGCGGACGACCATACGTGCGCGCTGCACCATCAGGACAGCGATCGCCAGGACCATTGCGGTCCGTAGCCCTCGCAGGGCGACCGCAGGACAGCCGTCCGGCCACATGATGATCAGCACGGTGTACAGACACAGCCCGCCGAGCGCACCCGCCAGCAGCATCAAGTTGCGGCCCACCGCGCTGCGCCACCACGGGGCCCGCAGGTGGTAGACGACAGCGAACGCCGCGCAGGCCGTGGCCGCGACGCCCGAAGCGATCATGTTGACCCACTGGTCAGGGCTCAGTCGCATCATCAGGTGCCCCCTCTCAGTGCCAGCGCGAAGCGCTCCGCGAAATGATTCTCATCCCTGGCCGTCCGCAGCTCCCGCGCCGCGTCCTCGACCTCGGGACGCCGTGCTTCGGCGAGGATCCGTGCCCGCTGCGCCCGGGCGAGCGCCCCGTCGGCGTCGCGCTGGCCCGGCGACGGCTTACCCCTGCCGATCAGACGATTCAGCCAGGCGAGCATGGTCCACCTCCCCCGGACGCGGCAGGGAGGTCAGTACATGCCCGGCGGTCCGGGACAGCTCCAGCAGCTCGGTGGTCATCTCGCGCTCGGCCTGCCGGGCCGCCTCTGACTCGCTGTGCGCGGCACGCCAGGTGTCCCGCTCCTCCCTCATGTCCACCAGGGTGGCGCGGGGTACGAGACGACCCGTCAGGATGAGGAGCACGACGACGATGAGGAGCCCGGACACGCCGAGGTCGGCCGGGGTGAATCCGAAGAGCTCGCCCACGGCGCCCCCTTGGTGGGTTGGGTCCGACAAGGTCAGGCGTCCCGGTACTCCACCGGGCTGGGCTGGGCCTTCACCAGGCTGTCCTGTGCCCTCGCTGCGAGCCCGGTCGGCTTGTACAGCCCGAAGTGCGCGAGGACGCCGATCCCGAAGGACACCGCAGCGAAGACGACCGCCGTGCCCAGATTGAAGCCCTGCACCGGGTGGAGGATTTCGACGAGGAGGCCGTTCAGCGTGGACAGCGCCAGCAGCAGGACGGCCTTCGTGCCCGGGGCGGTGACCCTGGTCGTGACGAGGCCGACGAGGACGGGCAGCACGACGGAGATGAGGAGGCCGAGCCAGTAGGCGCGGTCGAGGGTGACGGTCACATCAGGCTCCCGGGGTGAGGTCGTCGACGGTGACGTCGACCTTGACGACGGCGGCCGCGATGGCCTCCTTGACTGCGGCGACGACCTCGGCGGTGTCGACGTCGTCGCCGACCTTGGAGGCGAGGGCGGTGACCGCGGCGGACAGGCCGGCCACCTGCGTGGCCAGGTTGACCAGGCGTCGGTTGCTGTCGAGCAGGTAGGCGTAGGCGTCGGCGGTGACGTCCTTGCTCTTGTACGCCCAGAGTTCGTAGGGGGTAGGCATGTCGTCCTCCACGGGGGGTTGGGGCTGGCCGGTCGCGCGGGCGACGATGGCCGGGAAGATCACGTTCTTGAACTGCGCAACGCGGGCGTCACCAGGGCAGTCGGTGCCGCCCTGTGCCCACTCAGGCCAGAGCCGGTGATAGCCGTAGCCGGGGTCGGTCCAGGAGCGGCAGATCCGCAGCGGGATGCCGTGCTGCCGGTGCATCCATACGCCGAGCCGGATGAGGCCCTCGACCTGGGCGTCCGTCCATGGGTCGGTGTGGTCCAGATTCGACGCGGTCTCGATGGACACGGCGCCGGTCCCGTCCGACCGGCGGTTCGCCAGGTAGCAGGCGTCCGCGCGGGTCTGAGTGCCGATGTACTGGGCGATCGAACCGTCGTAGGACTGCCCGAAGTGGCTCTCCAGGTTCGTCGAATCGCGCCAGTACTCGAAGATCCGTTCCTTGGTCCACGGCGCTGCGACGCTGTGCAGGATGAGCTGCGTCGGGTCGATGGCGGGCTGCGCGTCAGACTCCGGCTGTAGCTCCATCTTCTTGGCGCCTGGATACCAGGCCATGATGCCTCCCAGGCATGACGAAGCCCCGGCCGTCACGGTCCGGGGCGGGCGGGGTTACGCCTTGTGGTAGGTCGCGTTCAGGGTGAGCGTGTCGCCGACAGCCGGCGTGGGGATGGTCGTGTTGACCCAGTTGCCCATGCCACCCGGGGCGACAGCCTGCACGGTGGTCGAGGTGGGGCCCGGCATGACGATGCCGCTCAGGTCTTGGCCAGCCGGCCGTGTCAGCGTCAGCGTGCCGCCCACCCAGGTGCCCGTCATCGCCGACGGAAGACTCCACCGCCAGATCCCCGAGCCCATCGAGAAGCCGCTCCCCAACACGACTTGGATCATGACGTGGGTCCCCTGGCCGTAGTCGATCCACTTCCCCGCGATGGTGCCGGCACCCTTCGACGGGTCGGTCGTAGTCGCCGTCCACACAGGGGTGTACGACGTCCACACGCCGCCGGCAAGCACGTTCACCCACGCCGACCCCGTGTACTCGGTCATCGTGTCGGTGTCCTGCAGCCAGGCCATCTGCCCCTCAACGGGCGAGGTCAGGGTGGCGTTTCGGGCGGAGGCTGAGGCGAACGCCAGGACCGTCTTGCTGACGATCAAGTTGAGGACGCTGTACAGGGCGTCGATGTTCGGCGGGTCGGTCAGGCGCGGGAGGGGGATGTTCTGCCCTGATGCGTCTGGGCTGGTCACGCTGCCTCCCTAGAGGAGTCGGTAGGAGCCGAAGGCGTCGAACTCGGCGAACTTGCTGGAGCCCGCGCCGGGGATGGCGGCCGTCGGATCGTCGAGAGTGATGGCCCCGGTGGTGAGGATCGTCATCACACCGATCACCCCACCCGCGATCTCGACCGTGACCCGGACCCGCTTGGCGGGCCGCGCCTCGGTCGGCAGCGTCGCCACCGTCGCGCCGGCAGACAAAGCGTTGGTCGTCTCCGCGAGGCCGCACAGCGTCGCGGTGCCGTCGCCGTTCAGCCGGTAGGCCGGGGGATAGAAGAGGGTATGCGCCGTCCAGCCGGACGCCAGCGGCAGCGTCGTCCACCCGCCGGCCCCGGAGGCGAGGCGGCCAAGCGCCAGCCACTGGCCGGACCCTGAGACGCTGACCGCGATCAGGTCGCCGACCGCCGGGGAGACGTACCTCCCGAGTCGCCGGGCCACGACAGCATCGGTGGTCGTGACCGTCCCGTCCGCACCGACGGTCGCGACGACAGCCTGACGCCAGTCCGCACCCCGAGCCGCAGGGGAGCCGGTAGCCACCGCCTCCGCCTGCCGGCCGATGGCGTCCGCAAGAGAGCGCCCCATGCTGCTGCTCACCGGTCCTCCTTCGCGCTGATCGTGGAGATCGGGAAAGCGCCGGACAGATCGAGTGGGACGGTGAAAGCAGCGACCTGGTGCAGCTCTTTTGTCCCGTCGGGGTGCACGACGCGCAGCACATCGCCGGTCTCCAGCGCCGGATTGGGCAGGCTGGAGAAGTCGCCGATCGCGTTGGGGGCTTTGACCGAGCGGAGCATCGACTCCGCCGCAGCCATGCAGGCCGACGCGTCCAGAAGAGTCGAGGAGGAGTAGAACTTGGGCCGGCGCCCGAACGGGCCCGCCCAGTAGGTGGGGCTGCCCGGGTCCGCGTCCCACGCCAGGTACGAACACGGGGCGATGCCCGCGCTCGCGTTCTCGCCGCGGGCAAGGACCGCGTTGTACACGCCCTTGCTCGACATCCCCTGGACGCCGCTGATGTACACGCCGCCCTCCCCGGCCGCGACGGTCCACACAGGCGTGGTCGTCAGCGGGTCGGGCAGCTGCGTGACAATGAAGCCGCCATCGGGGGTGGCGTACACCTCGGCACCGGCGACAGCGGCGATCTCCTGGACGGCAGCCCACGGGTCGCCCTCGACGTCCCAGATCCGCGTGCCGATCGGGACGTCGACGATGGTGCTGGTGATGGCGGCCGTGGGGAGGCTGCGGCGGATGGTCTCCGAGATGGCCGACACCACGGTCCCCGACGCCTGGTAGGCGGTGGTGAACTTGTCGTCCGCCACGGCGGCTTCGAGACTGGAGCCGGTGAGGGTGACCGGGCCCTGGACGGGGTCGCCGGTTACGTCCTCCAGCCGGAAAACCCCGAGCGGCACCAGCTCGGTGGTGCCGTCCCCGTACTCAACGCCGCGGGCGATCCGCAGGGTGGCGCCGTAGGCCGCGAACCGGTCGGCGGCTGTCTTCGGGATGAGGGAGGTGTCGGAACTGGTGACCGTGCAGGTGCGGTGCACGGGCCGGCTCCGGTCGACGGATACGGAGCCGCCGGTGTGGGCGATCGTGATGACCCGGCCGTCGGTGCGGAACATCTGGATCTGCCAGACCACGCGGTGCGACTCGGCGATCCGGTCCAGGAAGCGCGCGCTCGTCGGATACACGAATCACCCCGCGATTCGACGGTCGAGGAAGACGTCTTCCCAGGTGGCGTAGGTGTCGAGGACGGCCTGCCAGGTGGGGAAATCGCCGAGGACGTCCTGCCAGGTGCGGCCCGCGGACCCGGATACGCCAACGGTGACGGGCATGTCCTGCTGCGTCAGAGGCAGAACCCAAGCCCGCCACTCGTCAGTAGCGTCACCGTCCGCGCGCGCTTCTCCGGCATTGCCGACGGACACGTACATGTCGTCCACGCCCATCCCGGGGGCTGCCTGCCACAGCAGGGTGTGGCCCGGATCGAGCAGCGCGTGCAGAGACTCGCGCTCGGCGTCGGACCTGGTCCAGATCAGCAGGTCTCCTTCGAGACCACCGCGCACATCGCTCAGGATTACGGCGTTGCGGCGGCCCTTGACGCGGTTGACGGACTGCTCGATCGGGCGGTCCCAGCCCGGCCCCCGCTGCACCATGACGAGCAAGTTCCGCGACGGGTAGCCGGGGTCCTTCAGCCAGGCCAGGTTGACGTCATCATGAGCGAGCGTGACCGTGTCTGACGTGCGGGAATCCACCGACGAGTCGGCCGGATCGATCAGCTCGATCAGGTACGACACGGGCACGACCAGGGGCGCTTCGTAGTCCTCGATCGTCATCGTGTCGGAGACGATCGCGAGACTCCCGTCGAGGAGGCCCGACTCCCCGCGAACCAGAGTGCGCGCGCCCCCGGCGGTGACCCGGTACACGCGCAGCCCGTTGTCGATGGGGAGCTCGCGCAGGATCAGGGTGATCGACGCGGTGTCGTCGACTGCGGTGACGCTGGTCAGGGGCAGGACATGCCACAGGGCCAGCTGGTCGAGGCGGATCGCCGACGACGTGGATGTCGCCGTGAGCGTCAGCTCAACCGCCGCCTGCGTCGCCGTGGCTGGCGCGGTCACGTCGAGAGCCAGGTACCACCAGCCGGACGTAGGCGCGGTGGCCGCCGAGCCGGCGGTCGTCCCGAGATCCGTGTTGGAGGCGTCGTACCAGCGCACCGCGCGGGTCAGGGTCCAGCCGCCGGCGGTGACGTTCTCGTAGAGGAGGATCCGGAACGGCTGGCCGCCCATCCCGGCTCCGATACCGAACTTCGCGCTGCGGATCACTGAGGTGGTGGCCGTCGCCGAGCTGGCCGTCAGTGCGTAGGCGCCGTCGTAGGCGTAGGCGCCCCACGGCGTGGACCGGGCCAGCGTCGCCGCACCTGAGATGACTGTCCAGCCCGCGACGCCCTGCTCGAAACTGGCGTCGGCGTAGGGCAGGATGCTGCCGGTCTGGATGGCCGGGGCGACCGTGATGACGACGCCCTCGACGCGGAGGATCTGGCCGGTGGTCGCGGTGTCCACGCCCACGTACACGCCGCAGGTGACCGCGGTCGCAGGGGCGATCGCGGAGACGCGCTGCTGGTAGTAGCCAGTCCCCGGCGCGGCGAGCGCCCCCCGCGTCGTCTGCACCAGCGTGTTCGACGCGTTGTAGAAACGCAGCTCAAGCCAGGCCGCAGACCCAGACGTCGGCGGGCTCAGGTAGCCGTAGGCGAGGTACTCGACCCCCGCGGTGGCGCCCGGCCGCTCGACGGTGCGGGCGGACATGTTGCCGTTCGCGGATGCCGTCAGAGCGAGCACCTCGCCGCCGGCAAGGTAGGAATCGACCGGCCACTGCACGGCCGGCGCCGACCGCGACAGCGCACAGTTCGTGTCGACGGCCCAGCCGCTGGTGTCCACCTCCAGCGACTCGGTCGTGAAGCCCAGCATGTTCCCGAGGGTGCGGACCGGCAGCCCCAGGTAAACGTTCTCGAAATAGTTGATCACGCCGCCGGCGACAGGCGACGCGGAGACGACAACCTGCGCGCGCGTCGCTGTCGCCGGCGCCGCACCCGCGGCACCGATCCGATGCCACGAGGACGACGCCGACGCCGTCGTCAGCGACCACGTGTAGCTGACCTCCACACCAGCAGACGTCAGCCAGCGGATCCCGATCCGCTCCGCGACCGTCGCCCCCGAAGCGTCGGCGAAGACCTGGTAGACCTGACCGGGGACGACGGTGTACGACGACACGGTCCGGGCCCGCATCTCACCCGACGCCGTGGACGTGAGCTTCAGTACACCGTCGCCGTTCCGGCCGCCGGTCCCCGCCGTGATCGAGCAGTTCAGGAACGAGACCCAGCCCGAGATGTTCGGGTCCATGCTCTCCGTCACCAGGGAAAGCATGTTGCCCGGAATCGCCATGTCAGACCCTCCTTGCTCCGCCGTTCAGGGCGCTCGTCAGCTCGGCGAAACGACCGTCAACGACCTCGGCCGCCTCGCCCCGTACACGGCCGAGGAACTCGCCGCTGTCGAGGTAGAGATCGCCTTCGAAGCGGGCCGGCCCGGCCGGCCCGGCCGGCCCGCGTGCGGCGAGGCTGGCCAGCATGTTCCACTGCGGGCCGGTGAGGATGGCCTCGGGCCGGCCGGTCGCGTTGATGGATGTCGTGACTCCGGGCTGGAGCCAGCCGCCCGAGTCGTACTTACGGAGGGCCGGCGCGAATCCGTACCGGTCTTGGAAGAGCGGTGAGTTGTAGCCGCGCGCGCGGGCGCCCACGACCACGCCCTCGCCGCCCCGGGACTCGACGTTCATCCCGGCCAGGGTGCCGGCCGTGTGGCCGACACCGTCGTTCGTGATGCCGATCATGAACGGACTGCGCAGGTTGCGCTTCCACCCGGCCGGGGCCGTGTCCCCCTGGAAGGAGAACGTGCTCCAGAGGCGGCCGCCCGGGCTCAGGCCCTGGATGACCTTCTGGATTCCGGACATGAAGCCTGAGCAGTCCCAGCTCGGGTCGCCCGCGCCGCCCCACTGGTAGGGCTTGCCGGCCTGCGAGCGCGCGAAGCCCATGGCTGCCGCGACGCTCCCGGACGCGGAGCCGCCGATCAGTCCTTCCGCCGCAGAGACGACCTTGTCCTTCAGGCTTTGCAGCATCTTGATCGGGAACTGGCTGAGGGCCTGCGCCCACTCGGAGCCGGACAGGCTGGAGCCGATCTGGTCCCGGATGAACCTCGTCGCGAGGTCCCAGGCCTTGCCGGGGCTGGTCATGAACTGGATGCCGTCCATGAGGGCGCCGCCGATCTGCCGGGCCTTGCCGGACAGCCAGTCGATGACGCCGCCGCCGTCCGCGAACCGCGGGATACCGACGGCCCCGCCCTTGGCGAAGGCCGAGCCGCCGACCGCAGCCCGGGCGCGGAGCGCCTCGACGGCCGCATGACCGCCCGCGCCGCGCACCTCGCGCGCCGTCCACACGTGCTCGCCGTTGGAGAGCAGCGCGGGAATCGAGTCCGACGTGGCGGTACCCGCACCGAAGACGGAGCCACCGGAGGCGAACTTGACGACGCCGAGTTGCTTGCTGCCCGTGAACTCGGCCACGGTGTTCCAGACCCGGCGGATCCCGTTGTTGTAGACGGTGTCGATGATGAACTGCACCGGCTTGCGCGTGATTTCCCGCAGGCCATCCCAGATGCGGCCGATACCGCTGACGCCGGTATCGAAGGCGTCTCGGACGTAGCCGACACCGCGCGAAACGTTGTCGAAGGCAGGCTTGATCCAGCTCTGCCAGACGTAGCGGATGGCCGCGCCGATGCCGTCCCAGGCGGGTCGGATCGCGTTCGTCCACAGCCACATCGCGGCGTTGCCCAGGGCTCGCCCGCTGGCGACGATGTTGTCGAACGCCGGCCGGATGCCGTTCTCCCACAGCCACTTGGCCCCGGCGGCGATGGCGTCCCAGGCCGGCTTGATCGCGTTCGTCCACAGCCAGAGAGCGACAGATCCGACTGTCCTCAGCTGGGCCGCGAAGCTATCGAACGCGGGTTCGATTCCATTGCTCCAGAGCCAAAGGGCTGCGGCTGTGATCCCGGAGAACGCCGGTTTGACTGCCGAGTCGTACAGCCAAAGCGCGACGCCACCGACCAACTTAAACAGCAGGTAAAGGGGTGTCAGTACGGCCGTGGCGACGATGGTCCAGAGGTACTGCGCCGCCGTTACAATCGGTGAGAAAGCAGGGCGAATTCCGTTCTCCCACAGCCACATCGCTCCAGCCGCCGCGAGACGGAAGGCGAGGACGAGCCCGTCGAAGATCGGCTTCAGGACGTTGGTCCAGGCCCACAGGGCGGCAACCTGGATGCCAGCCCAAGCAGCCTGCACGATGGCCCGGAAGGTCTCGGACTTTTTGTAGGCGATGACGAGGGCAGCGCCCAGGGCGACGAGCGCGATCACCACGAGCGTGATCGGGTTCAGCGCCATGACCGCGTTGAGCAGAGCCTGCGCCGCGGTGAAGCCCGAGGTGACGGCCGTGCCGACGAGGATCGCCGCGCGGTAGATAGAGAAGACCGCCGTCACCGCAGCGGTTGCGATGGCCTGAGCGTTCAGCGCCAGGGTGAGACCCCCGACCAGGATGGCCGCAGGCAGCAGCCAGACCCCCCACTCGCGCAGCCAGTTGATGACCCCCATGCCTGCGGCGAAGAGCCCCTTCAGGGCAGCCACGAGCGGCCCGTCGACCGCGCCCGCAACGGTGCGGATCGGCGGCAGGATGTCGCTGTTGAAGGCACGCCCGACGCTCAGGAGTACGGGCAGGACTTCCGCGCTGACGAAGTCGACGACGCCCTGCTTCAGGGTGCGGACGAAAACGGTGAGCTCGTGGGCGGGACCGGAGTGGAGCGTCTGCCCCAGCTCGGCGGCCGCCCCGGTGACGCTGCCGAACGCGCTGGCGGCGGTCGACGGATCGAGCTTGAACAGGGCCTGGCCCAGGTCCTCCGCCTGCGTGCCGAACAGGCCGACAGCGGCGGCGTTCCGATCGACCGGGTCCTTGATGCTGCGGAGCTTGTCGAGAACCAGCTGGAGGCCTTGGCCTGCGACGTCGCCGCCCTTGGCGATCTGGAGCGACATCTTCTCGGCGTCCAGACCGAGCGCCTTGTACGCGTCCTGCGAGGACTGCGACATGTCGATCGCGCGGATGCCGAACTCCTTGAACGCATCCGCGATGATGTCGGTGTCGCGCGCGCCGGCGGCAATGCCCTGCTGGAAGAGACCGAGGGCCTCCTTGCCGTCGATGCCCAGCTTCTTGAACTGGATGCTGTACTCCTGGAACGTGTCCAGGAGGTCGTTCGCGTTGGGGCCCAACTTCTGGAACCCGACAGTGATCAGGTCAAGGGCGTCCTCCGCCGAGGGCGCCACCCCGTTCTTGAACATCGCGGCGACGGCTTCGGTCTGCCGCTCCATGTCGGTGGCGAACGTGGCCGAAACGTCCGACATCTTCCCGGCGATGGACTCCAGCTGCGCGTTCGTCGCGTCCGGAGAGACGAGCCCAGCGTTCACGACGGAGCGGATCGCCTCGGCGCCCTGCTCGAACGACTCGGTGAGACCCTTGCTGTACAGGGCGCCCGCGACCTTGCCGTACTTCGCGGCCTCCTTGCCCGTGGCCCCGAGCTGGCCTTGCAGGGTGGAGGTGATGCCCGCCTGCTCGATCGCCTCCGTGATCCCCGCGACGAGGATCGCGCCAGCCGCGGCCCCGGCTGCAGCCACACCGACGAGGAGCTTCCCCTTGAGGCTGCCGCCCGCCGCTTCACCGGCATCCTCGCCCGCGTCGCCGGCCGGGCCGACGAGCTGACTGCGCAGTTCGTCGGCGATGCCGCGGACGGAGGGGATGATCTGGATTGTTGCGTAGCCGACGTTCGGCACCTGCCACCCCCATCCGTTCAGGTGATGAGGCCGGCGGCGATGGCGCCCTCACGGTCTCGCTTGCGGGCGCGGGCGGCTTCGAGGCGGGCGACCCGGTCGGCGCCCTGCTTGTCGGCCTTGGTGTTCTTCAGCCACCACCGCGGGTACGGCTTCGGCGGCTTCGGCAGATCGGACTTCTTGCCGACGTTCGCGGCGACGATGTGCCAGTCGACGTGCTGGAGCATGTCGAACACGTCGGCGAGTAGGACCGCTTCGGGGGTCGGCTCGGGGCGGCCACCGTTCAGGGCGGTTCGGGTCCGGGAACCGGGCGGCAGACCGTCAACGTAGGAGAGCAGCTCCCGCCATGTCAGGTCGCCGGCGTACAGGTCCCGCAGGCGGACGTTGTACTCGCTGCGGAGGTCTGCCTCCAGCGCGCGGCCGTGCCTCCGGATCAGTTCCCGGAGGCTTCGGATTCCCCCGGCTCCAGCCCGCAGTGCTTGCGGTAGGCGGTGAACAGGGCCTTCATGCGCCACTGCGGAAGGGCGAGCTTGCGGAACTCGGCCCACTGCTCCCCGAGGGAGATCTCAAAGACGCCGATCATCGCCTTGATCTCGCCGCCCTCTGCGGCAGCCACGAGGTCCCAGATGCTCAGCTCTTCGAGGTGGGTGAACACCCAGCGGCGTTGGTTGTAGTTGACGCGGAAGGGGCTGAGGTCGGACTCGGCCTGTACGGCGTCGAGGTTGAAGTCGAACGGCTGGTCGTCAGCCGGCTTGCTGGTCGCGGTTCGGGTGGCCATGGGGCTACTCGCTTTCGGGTCGCGGTTCGGGACGGATGACCTGCACGGCGCTGGCCAGCAGGGTGAGGCGGACGGTGCTGACGCCGTCGCGGTGCAGGGAAATGTCCATGGGGTCGGCGCCGACGAGCCACGGGAAAGGCTCGCCGTCGACCAGGATTGAGGAGCCGTGCACGACGATCTCTCTGGCGAGCTGCGGCTCACGCGCCACGGGCTGCTGGGCGGCGCGGCGTTCCTCTACGAGGGCCACCCTGACCCGCCTGTGGATGGCTGCTGTCGGGATGTGTTCGCCGGGCTGCACAAGCCCCAGCTCCTCGGCCTTCGCCTGGAGTTCCCTGTCGGTGAAGCTGAGCACGGCATCTCCTTGTCGCGGTTCGTCGCGGTTCTGATGGGGCCGGGGCGCGGACGAACCGCGACGAAGGTCCGCGCCCCGGGGTTCAGGAGACGGTCACGGCGCAGGTGCCGGACTGCCCGAGGTAGGTCGCGGTGATCGTCGCCGAGCCGGAGGCCACCGCGGTGACGTACCCGTAGGCCACCGTCGCTTTCGAGGGGGCGCTCGTGGACCACGCCGCCGTGCCGGTGACGATCGCGGTCGAGGCGTCGCTGAACGTGGCGGTGGCCACCAGGCCGCCGATGGCTCCGACGGTGAGTGTTTTCGTTGCCGGCGACACCGCAAGGGAGGCGATGGTCGGGGTCGTCTGGCGGTTGAAAAGGGTGCCGTCCGATGTCGGGAAGATCGTCGCGACGAACGTCGCCGACTCCAGGTCCGACTCGTTCTCCCCGTGGTCACCGTCGAGGACGACCTCGGCGTACTGGGCGGTGATCAGTCGGCGGACCTTCGCGCCGTCCCGGACCTCGAACGCAACCAGTACCCTCGTCGGCCGCGGCACCTTGATGGCCGTGGAGGTCGAGCCCGGCCACAGCAGCGAGAAAGTGGTGGCGTTGTCCTCCAGCGCGGTGAAGGACTTGGTCAGCTTGAAGTGCTGGCGGCTGGTGCGGACCAGCATGCCGCCCCACGCGTACTTGTCGTCGGTGTCCTCGTCGCGGGACTCGGGCATTCCGTCGTCGCCATCGAGGAGACCGACGTAGGTCCAGTCCACACCGAACGCGGTGGACGCGTTCGCCGGGACAGCCGCGGACAGGTTGGTGGAGATGTAGACGTCCGCGTCCGTCCACAGGTTCGCCTTTGTCGGGTCGCCAGACATGCCGCGACCTCCTTCTCTTAGAGGGGGTTGTCGCCGCAGGTGGGCGTGTGGTTCAGGAAGTGAGGAGCACCGGCCGCACGTTCGCGAGGACGGTGAAGGTAGACAGGTCGATGCCGGAGGCGGCACGGTCGGCGCCCTCGTCGACCGCAGACAGGGGGCCCGTCCCCGGCCTCACGCCGCGGATGACAGGGCCGGAGTGCACCAGGAGCAGGCCCTGGCAGAGCATCGCCAGATCGTGGGCTTGGTCCGCGTCCTCGTGCCAGACGGTGACCCGCAGCGTGCAGCGGGCATTCGCCATCGACGAGTGCGGGAAGTCGCCGTCCTTGCGGACCATGACGTAGGGAAGGTGAGGGGTCTCTGGGGAGCGGTCTCCAGGGACCCGGGTGCCGACGGTGACCCCGTCGACGTAGGGCTCGGGCCGGCCAGCGAGGGCCGCCCGCAGCACCGTTGCCCCCGCGGCCTGGACATCCCCGAAAACGACGAGCGGTTTCACCGCTGCCAGGCTTTCACCTCAAGGCCGGCTTGCGCGGCCGCGCGGGTGAGGATCCCGTCACGGGCCTGCCAGGCCATGGCGCGGACATCTGGCACCACGACGGTGGCTGCGCCTCGGTCTGTCGTGTACTTGCGGACCTCGACAGGGATCCCCTCGCGGAGCGCCTTGACGTTGTCGGCGACCTGCTGGGCGTAGCCGTCGACCAGGTCACGGACCGCCTGTCCCTTGAGGAGTTCCCGCACGCCGGCCGAGTCGAGTTCGAACTTCTCCAGCACGGTGCACCTCCTAGCCGGTCGCGCGTTTCATCTCGAACTCGACGTGGTGCACCGAGTCGCTGAAAAGATCTGGCCAGCGGGCGATCTCGCCGTCGACCTCGCAGGTCATGCCGTCCCACTCGATGCGGTCGTCCGCTCGGATGTCCGGGTTGGTGCCCTCGTCGGACTGCACATGCCAGCCAGTGATCCGCGATGTGCGGGTCTCGTCGTGGGCTTCCGCCTGGACGCTGGGCTGGACGTTCACCCGCGTCACGGTCAGACGGGTGGCCGTGGTCCAGTCGGGGATCTGGTTGCCGCCGCGGTCCGGGCGCGTGCCCGCGCGCACCCGGACCAGCGACTGGTTGAACATCACGCGTCGCTCCCGGTCCGGACCTGGTGACGCTGGACGGTCTCAGACCACTGGCCGGTGACGCCAGTCTCGAAGGTGACCGACTGACCGCCGACCGCCTTCGACTTGATGCCCGGCTCGGACCGGAACGCAGCCCGGGCCTGCTCGATCACCGCGTCGGAGATGTCCGCGGGGATCTCCGCCCAGCCGTGGCTGTAGGTCACCTCAATGCAGCGCAGCCGGTCCGGCCACACCTGGCAGCCCAGCCGGCGGAGGATCCCCGCCGCCGACCAGGAGTAGTCGGTGCCGTCGACCAGCTCCTTGCCGTCGAGCAGCACCTTCGTCACCGCGACGGTGGGCCACACCGGCAGGAGCAGGGACTCCCGGCCGTTGCCATCGAGGGTGACCACGTCGCCCTCGACCAAGTTCACCTCGTGCCGGACCGCCCCGCGGAACCGGCGGCTCGCGGACCGCAGCGTGGCCAGCAGTAGCAGGTCATCGGCCGGCACGCGAAGCCAGGTCGCCAGCTCGGCCGGGTCGGCCAGCGGGGTGTCAGTCGCCACCACCCGCACCGTCCTTGCCGCGAGGCGTGCGCGCCTTGTTGGCGGACGCGGCCCGGGCCTTGTTCGGCTCCGGGGCCGCGGCCTTCGCGCTGCTGCCGGACTCGACGAGATCCTCGTCGGAGAGGCCGTGCCTCTCGGCGTCCTCCAGGCTCAGCTTGAGGACGGACTCACTGCCGCCGGGTGACCGGTACCTGTACTTCCTGAGCGGGCCGCTCATGGCGGACACCTCCACAAAGTTCTGATCGACGGGGGTCACGGTGGAGGGCGGGCCGCACGCCGCGTGCTCGGCGCCGCACGGGCACCGCCCTTTCGCCGTCTGTCGGATGAGCATGACTACGGGGCCAGGAGGCCGGCCGTGCGCAGCTTCGCCAGCAAATCGTTGTGCGCAGTCCGCAGGACGCCGAGGTCAGTGACGACCTTGTCGAACTCGGCCTTCGTGGGGTTCGCGCCGGCGGCCGCTGTGGTGGTCATCGCCGCCGCGTTCGCGGACGCCGCTGCCTGCTTGCCTTCGCGGGCCGCGCCGGCCCCCGGGTTCAGGTATGCCATGTCAGCCTCCTCAGGCCGTCAGGTCGATCTCAACAAAGGCGTTGGGCTGCAGGATCCCGAAGGCTGCACGCATCTCCGCCAGAATGGCCACCAGGTTGCGGACGAAGAAGTCCGCGTGCGAGTCGGTCATCTGGACGGAAGCCTGTTCGCGGTCCCAGAGGACAGCCTTGCGGAAGTCGCCGACGTAGCCGGTGCCCGCGGGGACCGCCTCGGTCTCGATGACCGGCAGGCCCCACAGGACCGACGCCGACCCGACGCCCTGGGGGCCGCCGAAGTAGAACCGGCCCTCGTTGTCCTGGAGCAGGTCGATCGTTTCCAGGTCGGCCGGGTTCAGCAGGTAGGCGTTGGCGATGGAGCGGCCCACGGTGCGGACCTTCGTCTTGGCCTTGCGGGCGGTGGTCAGAGCGTTCGTGTCCCAGGCCTGCGCCTGCACGCCGCTGACGTTACCGAGGCCCTCGAAGTTCTCGCCGGTTCCGTCACCGGAGATCATCTGGTCTTCGAGCTCTTCCTCCAGGCCGTAGCGCAGGAACGCGTCGATCAGCGTCCGAATCTGCGCCGCGTCGGAGAGGGCCCGCTTCGTGATCGGGATCCAGTGCGCGATGGTGCGCACGGGCGTGGTCACCTTCGCAGCGGCCAGCGCGGACTCCGGCTTGTAGCCGCCGCCGGCGTTGTTGACCAGGGCACCCGGCACGGAGCCGGGTGCGGTCGGCGCGGCCGAGCTGGTGGCCTCCGCGACCGGCGCCGCGTTGTTGGTGGTCGACGTCATGCGGACGTACTCGACGGTGTCCGACGTGGTCGTGCCGTTGGTCACCACGTCACGCAGGCGCAGCGGCCGCTGGAACGCGTCGAGAGCGACCTGCATGCCGCGCATGTCGTTGGTGACGAAGGCGCCACCGGAGGTGTCGGACAGGCCGGTGACCAGGCTCTTGTAGCCGACGGGCAGAGACTGGACGCGCTGCTTCGCGCCGAACTGGCCGTTCGCGGTGGTGCCCATCAGAGCGGCGTACTCCGCAGACTTCACGAAGTGCTCGCCGAGGGAGGTCTTCTCGTCGGGCACGATCAGGCCGGCCGGGGTGCGGCGCTCGCCGGACTTCGTCTCGTTGAGGCCGATGTCGTCACCGAGGTCGGCCAGGGCGGAGCGGAGAGTGGCGTCGCCCTTGGCCTTCTTCAGCTCTTCCCCGCCAGCCGTGGCCTTGGCCATGTGGTCGTTGATGGCGGAGCGCTCGGTGTCGGTGAAGTCGCGGTCCTCAGCCTCGGCCTTGGCCGCGATGGCACGGGCCTCGGTGAGGTGGTGCTTGATCTGCTCGGTGAGCTCGTCGATCTTGACGCTCATGTCTCCTCGTTCCGGTTAAGCGCCCAGCTCGATCAGGTCGAGATCCAGGCGAGTAAGCAGGCGGGAGGCGGCGGCACCGACCTTGGCGGCACCCTGCATGGGTGCTTCGCGGGGGTCCGGCGTGGACTCTTCCTCTGTGCTGCTGGGGGTCGGTTCTGCCTTGAGGTCCTGGGCGGGCTGGATCACCGGCTGCTCGATCGGCTGGGTGCCGTCGAGGGCGGGAGGGTCCTGCTGGCCGGTCTCGTCGGCCTTGCTTTTCTCGGGCGTTGCCGCCGCGAGGACCTCGCCGATGGCGGCGTGCGCCTTGGAGAGGGAGTCGTAGTTGGCCTGGCTCAGAACGCGGCCCGCCTTCGCGCCGCGGGCCAGGCCGTGCGCCTTCGCGGCGAGGAGCTCGGTCTCCTGGTTGGCACCGACCAGGCAGGGGCCGACCTCGTGAAGCTTGAGACGGCGCAGCTCGTAGTAGCCGCCGTACCGGTGGGATTCGTCCTCGACCCAGGCGCCTTCCTTCACGTCGTAGGCGAAGGAGAACTGCGTGACCCTCCGGCCCTTCAGCAGCCGGTACACCTGCGCGCTTGTCGGGTTCGTGTCCAGGTCGTCGATCTGGCCGGTGACCTCCAGGCCCTGCAAGGTCTCGACGGCCTTGACGACGACGCCGACGTGGGCGAACGGATCACCCCAGTTGTGGGACCAGATCACGGGGATCGGGTCACCCTTGGCGTCCCACTGGGCCAGCGTCTCGGTGAACGCGCCCGGGCGGACCACATCCCCCACGCTGTCCTCGTTGCCGAACACGGACACCACCGCGACGAACTGCCCCTCGGCCAGCCCGTCGGCGACGCCCGCCGCCTTCACCTTCGCGGTGAAATCCTTGGTGCGCACGTCAGCCCTCCTTCGCATAGTCGAGAGTGCACTTGCAGTTGACGAGCTCGTCCGTCTTGCCCTGGCCGTCTCCGGGCCAGCGGAGCCCATTGGAGAAGACGTCGTCGAGGCTGACGGCCTCGCCGTCCTGCGCCTTGTGAGACGGCCTCGGATTACTGCCGCCGGTACGCCAGATTTTTTTCGTGAGGCCGGATGCTGAAGCGGCGTCGTGCCCGCCGAAGGACCGGAGTTCGGTGGAGGCAGTGGCCGCGCGCAGCACAGCCGCTGAGCCCCAGGCCGCGGCGGCGTCGAGGAGGTTCTCGCGCCAGCCATCGCCGCCCTTGTCCTGCACCGCGGCCACCGCCTTGCGGCCCGCCTCCTCGTGCTGCTCGGCGTGCGTGTGCGCGGCCGCGAGAATCCACGCCAGCATCACGTCCGCCGACCAACCCTCAGCGCCCGGGTTCCATTCGGCCAGGACACCCCAGGCGCCGACCTGCGCCAGGCGATACCCATGGTCAGCAAGGAGCGCCTCCAGTTGGGCGATCCGATCTTTCGACCCGGCGGCCCAGAGGGTGAGCAGGTCGGGCATGTCGCCGGCCTTGGCGCCCGCGGCCGTGAGGAGCTTGTCGGCTGTCCTCTGCGTCCACTTCTCCAGCGACGTCGAAAGGGCGTCACCCTCGGTGTCTGCGGTTCCCAGGTCAGTCGGCCTGCCGCTCTTCACCAGCGCCAGGCCCCGCGCTTTTGGGAGCGCCGCCGGATCCGGCGCCGTGTCCCGCGGCGACGCGAGCCCGCCCTCGGTCACGTTCATCGGCGTGATCAGCGAGTCGCCGCCGTCGATGGCCGGCAGGTTGTTCCGGGCGCGGGTCTCGTTGACCGTCATCCACGGGCGGCCCGTCGCCGTCGACGCGGCAACCGCCTGCTCCTCGAAGGAGCCGCGGAGCTTCGCGTCGATGTTGAACTCGCAGTACACGTCAGAGTTGTCGCCCGGCAGGTCCGGGAGGATCTGCGCGGCGATCTCCTGCTGAAGCATCACCATCCACGGACCGAGCGTGTCCTGGTACAGGTGGGCGTGCTGTTCCTTGATATTCGAGTAGGTGGCGTGGTCGAGGATCCCGATCAGCGGCGGCGGAATGAAGTACGCCGCCGACACTTCCTCGCGGGTCAGCTTGCGCGCCTCGATGTACTGAGCCTGCTCGGGGTTGAAGCCAACCGGCACATAGTCCATGCCGTCCTCAAGGATGGGCGTACCACCCTCGGCGCCGCCGCCCTGAGAGAAGGTCCTCCACATCTCGCGGAAGCGCTGCTTCTCCGTGTTGCCCCAGTCGGGGGCGTCCATCGGGCGCTTCAGCACACCGGTCAGACGGGCGCCGCCCTTCCACATCTGCGAGCGCTGGCGGGCCGCCTCGGATGATTCGAGGAGCAGCTCGCGCAGCGACTCGATCGGCGAGGAGCCGACGGTCAGGTTGTCGGGCGAGTAGCCGTGGATATGCACCACTTCGTCCACGGCGAAGTCCCGGCCGCCCGCCGTCTCGAAGTACTTCGGAGCGATCCAGTTCCCGCCGTGCGGGCGGATCAGGGACGGCGGCACGGGGAGGATGCGGAGCTGCCCGTCGAGCTTCAGCTTGATGCCGTACCAGTGGTCGTACACGCCAACGTCAGAGACCATCCGCTCGACGAACCGGTAGGTCGTCATCCCCGGCATCGGGGACGCGAGCAGCCTCGCCAGCGGGTGATCCGTCAGCCGCTCCCTGTCGGTGTCGCTCACTCTGCGGAACGTGTGGATCCCAAGCTGGGCGATGTTCCGTGCGAGGAATCCGATCACGGTGCGGACCTGAGGCTGGGTGCGCCAGATCGTCTCGTACTCCCACGGCGCGGCCGCGAGGGGCATCGCCGCGTAGCCGGCCGTGACGCCGGCGCCGGTGACCGCGAGCTGGCCGGAGGAGACCACGAACGCCATCAGCCACCGCCCGTCGCCAGCACCTGGGTGAACTCGATCCGGTGCCGCTCGATGACGACCTCGCCATCCATGGGCTGCGCTGCCCGACCGGGCTCCAGGAGCTCGGCGTCGCGGAGGACCAGCAGCGGGCCACGCTTCGCCCACAGCACCCCGGAGAACGCTTTGTCCGCCAGGTTCACAATCACGCGCTTGCGCACTGCGGTGCGACGCCAGGCGAACATGCGCCCTCCTCTCGAAGGCCGCTCACACGACCATGATTTCCTCGTCGTCCGCGTAGCGGGACTTCCGCCGCGGAGGCCGCGCGACGACCTCGGCCATCGCAGTGGCCAGCGCCGACACGCCGTCGATCTTGTCGCCGCTGTTGGCCTTGTCCGGCTTCACGTTGCCAGCCGGGTCCATGGCGACGGCCAAGTTGTCGACGCACCAGCGCGCCACCGGGTGGCCGCCGTGTCGCAGTGCCGGATCCTCGGGCGTGCCCTGCAAGGTCAGCCGCTGGATCTCCTTGAGGACCGGGCTCATCGTCGCGAAGCCCTGCCGGACCTTGACCATCGGCGCCCGCTCACTGACCAGGTCGTTCGTCAGCTGGCTCGCGTTCCAGGGGTCGTAGCCGATCGACTTGACCTTGAAGAAGTCCCGATCACGCCGGACCTGTTCCTTGATCCAGTCGTAGTCCGCAACGTTCCCCGGCGTCGCCACCAAGAAGCCGTCCCGGACCCAGCGGGAAGCCGCCCCGGCCGTCCGCTTGTCCAGCGCCTTGAGGTTGTCCTCCGGCGTCCAGAACCGCCACAGCGCATCCAGGGTGCCCGTGCGGTCGTCGGGGAACAGCCAGCACAGCGCACACAGGTCCGACGTGCTCGCCAGGTCCAGGCCGCCATAGGCCTCCCGTCCCTGGAAGCGCCGCTCGTCGACCATGCCCGCGTTACGGTCCCAGGCCTCCAGCGTCAGGAAGCGGGTGGTCTGCTTCGTGCGGATCCCCAGGTGCAGGCGCAGGAACTTCGCCAGGTCAGCCGGCGACTGCTGAGCCTCCGCGCTCGCGCCGCGCAGGTACGCCGCCGACGGGCTCACCCCGTACCCCGGGTTGGCCTTCCGCCACGTCGCCTCGGCGTGCGGGTCGTCGTCCTCGTCCGCGCCCCAGACGACCCCGTAGGTGTCGAGGTCGTGAAGAGCGCCGCGAGCCAGCTGCTCGACGTACTGCCGCTTGCGGTCGTAGATCGACTCCTGCTTGCCCTCGTCCGCGGTCGTGATGATGATGACCAGCGGCTGCCGGCGCGAGCCGGTGCCGGTCTCGATCGTCTCCACCAGGTCCGGAGACTTGTGGACGTGCAGCTCGTCGATGATCCCACCGTGCACGTTCGCGCCATGCAGGGCCTCCGCCACCGACGAGACGACCGTGAAGTAGCTGCCGCTGGCCGGGTGCGTGATCTTCTTCGTGAACGCCTTGACGTTCCCCTTCAGCGCGGGCGCCCGCTCGGCGATCGTCTTGATCGGATCGAACGTGTACCGGGCCTGCTTCTCGCTGGTGGCCGCCGCGTACACCTGGGCGCCCGGCTCCGAGTCCGCGGCCATCAGGTACACGGCGATGCCACCGCTGAGCGTGGTCTTGCCGTTCCTGCGGGGCACGTCCACGTACAGCTTGCGGACGATCCGCACGTAGCCCTCGGCCTCGTCGTCCCAGCGGACCCAGCCGAAGACGGGGGCCAGGATGTAGGCCACCTGCCAGGGGTCCGGGTCCAGTGGCTTGCCGGCCCACTTGCCCTGCGTGTGTCGCAGCAGGTGGAAGGACTGCAAGACCTTGTCGACCTTCGCCGGGTCGAACAGGGCGCCCGGCGCCTCGCCCGGGCTGGGCGTCTGGATCTTCGGCGGGCAGTCCGGCAGTGGGATCCCGCGGGACTCCAGGTACCAGGCCACTTCGGGGGAAATCCCCAGGTCAGCCGGATCCTGCGAACGGGTTCGTCGAGTCGCCATCGTCGTCCCCCTGCCGGCCAACCCGCGACTCGGCGGACGGCGTCAAGCCGAACTCGCCCGCCCACGCGCGCAGCTCCTTCGACGCCGCCTCGATGACCGCGACCGCGGGGTGCCGCACGCGGCCCTGGGAGTTGGTGGCGAGCACCGAGCCGTCCGCGGCCATCTCCATCTGGGCTTGGACGAGCCGATCCCACGTCAGGCAGTACGCCGTCAGGGCCGAGCGGTCGACGGGCTTGAGGAGGTCGAGGCGGGCGAGCTCGGGGACGACCCGCTCCCACTCGGCGCGCGCCTCGGCGGGCAGCCACTCGGGGGCCTCGGGCGGGACCCGCTTGAAGGCGGGCGTCTCGGTGACCTTGCGGCCGCCTGAGTCGCGGCCGGGCCGGGTGCCCTCGACCAGCTTGAGGCCGGCCGGGCGGGGCTTGGGGGAGGGCATGAGGACCCCCTCACGGAGCGTAACGGATCATGGTTGGAGAAACCGCAGGTCAGGGGGGTCCTCAGCTTGACCGTGCGCCATCCCAGCTCACCGCGGCGCTGTCCAGGATGTCCGTTTTGGTGATTTTGACTCCCCTACCCCCCCTGGGGGGCCTCGGGCCGGGTCAAGATCAAGATCTTGGAGCTCTCAGAGGCTCCAAAACGGACATTCAGGGTGATCTTTTGAGTGATCACCCGAGCCCCATCTTACCCTGCCGGAGGGTCAAAAGGTGAGCCTTGAGCCCTCTGGATGCGTCCTCTGACGCCTGTCCTGGTCGTCCTTGACGTCGTGACAGGTCGCGCAGAGCGTCTGGACGTTGGCTGGGTCCCACTTCGAGCCCTGCTGAGACAGGGGGATGATGTGATCGACTTCGAGGCTGGCCGTGGAGCCGCACCATCGGCACTGAGGCTCACGATCAAGCTGCCTGGCCCTGAACTCGCGCCACTTGCGTGTGCTGCCTGAGCCCCAAGCCTTGGATTTGTTGGCCCATGCCTTCCTCTGGTGTGCCTCGCACCTCCCCTGGGTGGTGAGCTCCTGGCACTCCGGATCCCCACACCTGGTGGGTGGTGACGTTGGCATCACCCCCTCCCTCCCCTCTGGTTGCCCCCTGGGGGGGGTAGGCGGCCCCTGGGGGGGCTAGGGGGAGGGGGTGCAAGCCTCGGGGAGGGGTGGGGGTGTCTCCGCCTGCCTCAGCGCCCTGTAGAAGGCTTCTGCCATGCGCTGATAGCCCTGGTCGTTGGGGTGTAGCCCGTCAGGGAGCTCGTCTGAGGCTAGGTCGGGGGGGTCCACCCATCGGTACGCGTGCGAGGTCGCTGCTGAGCGCACCGTAGCGTTGAAGACGCGCACCTGGCCCTCTTGGCCGACCGTGGTCGGGATGAGTCCCAGCACGTAGATCGTGGCGTCGGGCTTGTCGGTGTGGATCTGGTCGATGAGCGTGAGCAGCCGGTCTTCGGCGCCTTGCCGTACCCCGTACTTGACGTCGTTGATCCCCGCATGCAGGAGGACGACGTCGGGCCGGGCTGTGGCGATCCAGTCGTCGATTCGGGCCCGTAGCTCGTCGATCATGTAGCCGCTGTGGCCCTCATGGTCGGGGTCGGCGAAGGTCCCCGCGCGCGCGGACCCGACGAAGTCGACCCGCGGCCCGGGGCTGGCCGTCAGGAGGTCCCAGAGCGGCAGCCGGTAGCCGGCCCCGGTGGAGCTGCCGCCGCCGGCGGTGATGGAGTCCCCGAGCGGCATGATCCGCACAGCGGACTGCGTAGCTGGGCTGGGGGCTTCGCATGGGGTCACGCTGGGGTTGCAGCCCGCGAGGCCTGCCAGGGTCGCCACGAGGGGCCAAACAGCGAGGTGCCGCATCACACCCCCCTCTCGGCCGCCTATGCCGGCATGAGCTCTCGGATCGCCGCGGCGATCCTGCGCGCCAGGTAGACGTGGCCCGCGTCAGTGGGGTGCACGGCGTCGGTGCCGATGTAGAGGTCTGCGTTGCCGGTGCCGGTGGTGGCGCCTACGCGGCCGGTGCCGGTGATCCATGCCCCGTGGGTAGCGACGAGCGTCCCCGTGGAGTCGTAGATGGCGCCGGTGATCGGAGAGATGAAGGGGTAGCCGGCTGCGGCCGCCGCGGCGCGGAGGGTCGCGTCGGTGTTCGTGATGGAGGCACCAGGGCTGCCCGTGGGTGACCAGCAGCCGATGACGTAGACCTCGCAGCCCGGCAGGCCCGTTCGGATCGTCGAGTACAGGGAGCCGGCGGCCGCTGAGATGGTGGGCTGGCTGCCGCCGTTGTCGTTGTAGCCGGCCCAGATGACGAGCCGCGAGGGGTTCCAGGCGACGACGTCCACCGCGACGCGGTTGGCGAGGGTCGCGTAGGAGCCGGCGGTGATGTAGCCGGTGCCGCCGCGGGCTTCGTCCCAGACGTCGTTGCTGCCGAGGTAGCGTCCGGTGCGGTGGGCCCATGTGCCGGCGCCGCCTCCGGTGTTGATGGCGGAGCCGTCAGAGAGGCTGTCGCCAAAAACCATGAAGCGGCCGCCGTTGGGGACGGTGGACCACATGGTGGCTCCGGGGGGCAGGAAGACGCCACCGAAGGGCACGGTGTAGAAGTCGAAGCGGATGACGCGGGGTGCGGCAGAGCCGAGGTCCACGGTCATCAGGTGGGTGCTGCCTGCGGTGGTGCCCCCGACGGCCTGCATGAGGTCGGTGACCTTGCGGCCGTCGATGGAGAGCCGGTACATGCCCGCGGTCTGGTAGTTGAAGCGCACTTGGAAGGTCTGCGCGTCGGTGCCGAACTCAATGCTCCAGACGGCCTGCGAGCTGGTCAGGTTGCCGCGGGTGTTCGGGTAGCGGCTGGTCGCCAGCACGTAGGTTGAGTCAGGCGTGCCGGTGCCCGCCTGGACACCACCGGCGCCGAAGTAGGTGAAGGGGCCGGTGACGTCGCTGCCGGCCAGCGTGACGCCCGCTGGCGCGTACTTGATGTACCCGGAGGTAGGCGTCCCGGTCTGCGCGGTGCTGATCGACGGCGCGGCCCCTGCGTACAGGCTGTCGACTACGACGGGGTCGGGCAGCTGCCGGCGTCGCCACGGTGCGGCGATACCCGCGGTGCTGCTGTTCACGATGGCGCCGGTGAGGCCGAGCGCGGTCAGGAGGCTAGCGAGGGCGCTTCCGTCGGCCCGGGATCCGGTGACGGTCTGCTGGGCGACGGGTGTCGCCCCGTAGAGGCCGATCCTGTTCGTGGCGCCGTCGAGGACGTGCCGGACGGTGCCGCCGCTGCCTTCGACCTGGAGGGCGGCGTTGGCGATCCGGGAGAGGCCGGTGACGTTGAGGCCGGCAAGGAAGGCCGTGCCGCCTTCGACTGCGGAGACTCGGGCCAGGAGGTCGCCGAGGTAGCCGTCGAGCGCCGTGCCGGAGGCGAGCGGGTAGAACTGGCTGCCGGCCCATGTGCGGTCGCCGTGGGGGTCGGTCGCGTCGCGGTGAGCGGTGACCTTCGCTGTGGCGCCGGCTGGCGTCTCGTAGGTGGCGTTCGCGCGGGTGACTTCGCTGGCGATGGCCGTGTCGGTGTAGGCCTCCGCGTTGGCGTTGGAGCCGTCCGCGCCGGCGGGGCCCTGTGGCCCGGTCGGGCCTGCCGGGCCTTGTGCTCCAGTGGCGCCCGTTGCCCCGGTTGCTCCGGCGGGGCCTTGGGGTCCAGCCGGGCCTGCGGGCCCCTGGGTTCCGGTGGCGCCGGTGGCTCCCTGCGGGCCGGTGGGGCCAGTTGCTCCGGCGGGCCCTTGGGGGCCGGTCAGCCCGGCCGGGCCCTGCGGTCCGGGGACGGTGACGTAGTCGCCCTGCGTGGGGCTGGTCGGTGCGAGGTCGGCCAGTTTGACGGTCGGGCCGAGGCTGGCGGTGAGGAGGATGTCGTAGCTGTCGCCGGCTGCGTCGTAGGGGCGTTCGATGACCTCGTAGGTGTGACCGGCCGGGACGAAGCCGTCGGCGTCGTTCGGGAGTAGCCGGATGCCGGGTGAGCCGTCGGCCGCCGTCAGGATGCCGTCCACCCATTCGCCCACGGCGTCGCCCATGACGATCAGGCCGTGTTCGGTCGAGGTGATAGTGCGGACCCGGGGCCGGAAGATGACCTTGCCGCGCATCGGCCGGCCGTCAGGATGCTTGCGCGTATCCGTGACGGTGACGGCCGGGACTCCGTCGGGCAGCGGCATGGCGGACCTCCCTCGGGGGTTGATCCGCCGCGCCGTGCGGTCGGGGCTACTGGGGGGCGGTTGCCTCGCCGTTGACGAGCGTCGCCAGGATGCGGGCTTGGGGTTCCTTGCTCGCCGCGACGGGCTGAACCAGGACCTCACCGGAGGCGCCTTCGATGGTGATGAACAACTTGGTCATGTCCTTCTTCAGCCACAGGGCGAAGATCCCGGTGAGGGCGACGCGGGTGGCGGTGATGCGGGCCTTGGCTTCTTCACCGCGCTCGATCGTTATGCGCGCGCCGTCGATGGGCACGTCCATCTGGTTCGGGGAGCGGAACTTGCCGCCGAACATGGTGACGCCGGCGGCCGCTGCTGCTCCTCGGATCTTGCTGAGGCGGGCGGCTGTGGCCTTCTCTTCGGGTGTCTTCTTGCTGCCGAACATGGGTGGTCCCTACGTCGCGGGTCTGGTTGCCCCATGGTGGCGGTTAGAGCTGCGGCGTGTCTTCGGTTCGGACCGGCTGGAGGGCGCCGCGCTCGATGGAGACGACGCGTCTGGTTGACACCGCGAAGACGGCCTTGTGATCCGTGTCCTTGAAGATCGTGAAGTCGTCGTCCGTCACGAAGTAGGCGGCGCTCACCGTGCGGGTCAGCGTCTCGCTGTTGGCGTCGAAGCAGACCTGGTAGCTGCGGAGCGCGGGCGTGGTGGTCATGGTCGTCTCCTGGTGGTGGTCGTAGTGGTGAGCCCAAGGCGGCGCCTATTCGGGCCGTGTGACGCTGATCCTTTGACCGTCCCAGTGAAGGGTGTCGCCGGGTCGGGCCGTCAGCTCGGGTTGGCCTGGGGCTGTGATGAGCAGGCAGAAGCCTTGCGGGCCGTGTGTCCATGTGGCTCCCCGGCGGGTGATCCAGTCGTGCGTGTCGCCGATGAGCGTTCCGAGCGTGTAGTGGTGCTCGTCAGAGGCCGGGTCTTGTCGCGCGGCCGCGATGCGGTCGGCTTCCTCGACGCGGCTCCGCCGGACGTCCTTCTGGAGGCGTTCCATGGCTCGGATGAGCCAGAGGACGCAGGCGAAGAGGGCGCCCAGCGCGACGACTGCGGCAATGGCGATCACGTGGACTCCTTGCTGCGTCGCTCGTCTGGCGAGTCTGGGTGCGGCGTGATCGGGTATGCCGCCCGGGGCCCTCGTCCCGGGCGGCTGCACCCGCATCCACTCGCCCCGAGTGGTCTGGTGGCCCCGTCAGCGGGTGGGGCAGATCGTGGCCTGCTGCTTGGTCGCTGGCCAACCGCGCGATGTCCCGAGTGCTCCTCGGGGGCTACGGCCAGGCTCTCTACACCCGTCGCCGAACAGCAGGGGTATGCGAAAGCCCCGCGCGGTGGCGGGGCGTCGGGGCGTCCGGCGTCTGGGCATGCCGGAACTGCGGCCCATCTTCGGGTATGGCGGCCGGTTTTGCAACTGGGTGCAGGCGAGCCCCGCCCGCAGGCCCTGCCGGGTCAGTGCGGGCGGGGCGTACCGGCGTCAAGCCGGTCAGGCGGCGGGCCGCCACTTGTCCAGGTAACCGGGCCGATCGGCGTACGGCAGGGCAAGGAGGCGCACGGTCCGTAGCAGCTCCTCCACCAGGTACTTGGTCAGGATCCCGCCCATGTGGTTGGCGAGGAGGCAGGCCTGCTCTTCGTAGCGGTCGAGGACCTGCCGCTTGACGTCGACCTCAGCGAGGACACGGGCCGGATCATGGCGGGCGATGTGCTCGGCGGCGCCGTCAGCGACGCTCATGCCCCAGGCATCATGTCCCCAGGCGCTGAGCACATCGACTTCCTCCCCGCCCAGGCATTGGACCAGACTCGGGCCGCAATCGCCCCACTGGTCACCCTCAGGCGTCCACTCCCAGGGTCCAGGGACCGTGGCGCTGGCGATCCGCTCGTCCTCGTCGAGGCAGGCGCGGAAGAACTGGAAGAACTGCACGAGGTCGTCCATGCCGTCCATCATCCCTGCTGCGGTTGGCTGGTGGGCGGGGCCTGAGGGGGCTTCTGCTCGGCGGCCGCGCGGGTCTCCTCGTTGCGGCGGCGGAGTTCGTCGATCGACATGCTGGTCTGGAGTGCCATGCTGGCGGTCCTGTCTCTCGTGAGGGATGGGTCCGGGGCGGCCGGTAGCTGCCAGGCGGCGGCCGCCCCGGGGTTCGCGTGGGTGGGTTAGACCTTGTATGCGCGGCGTTCGGAGGGGTCGCGGATGATCGTTAACCCTGGCCCCTCCTCGACTTTCAGTTGTAGCTCGGCGGGTGTAGCTGGGGTTGTAGCTGCCGCTGTAGGCGTTTCCTGACCTGCGACGACTACAGCGACGACAGGGGCCAGAACGGGGTCCGGAGCGGGGTCGGGGAGGTCGGCCAGGCGGATTCCGGTGGACACCCCGCGCCCGGGTTGGCGGACGGACCCGGTGACGGGGATTCCGGCGGCCTCGCAGGCCGCCCGGACGGCGGCCGGGTTCCACTCCTGGCCAGTCTCCTCGGTGAGGTGCTCGGCGAGAGCCTTCAGGTGCGCTCCGTGGCCGCCCTGGGCAAGGTGCCGTACCGCGTCGGGGAGCAGCGCGGCGGAGGGCTCTACGGCGGCCGGGTCGGGGCTGCCCGAAGCCTCCTCGGCGGGGTCTTGTGCGGGCTGCTCGTCGGAGGGCTGGCCGAGCCACCATGCTGCGCCGAGCCAGGCCGCTACCCCGACGGGCACCGCGAGGGGGTAGCCGCGCAGCTCCGCCAGCACATACGGGCTGACGAGCGCGGCTCCTCCCCCGCGGATGGCGACGGTCTGCCAGGTGCCACCGAGGGTGCGCCGGGTGAGGACGGCGGCACCCACGGCGATTCGGTCGGCGGCCCTCATCGGCCGGTGGTGGTGCCGGTGATGGTGGTGCCGATGCCGTCCCCGGCCTGGCGGGTGCTGTCCATGAGGCCCCCGAGGAGGCCGCCGCTAGCGCCGCCGAGGAGGATCGCGGCGACGGCCACAAGGCCAATGATCTTCCTGGTCTCGGCCGGGATGTGCTTCCACCGGCCTACGAGGAACGCGACGAGGAGCAGGCCGAGGATGACGCTGCCGGAGCCGATGCCGGCGGACGCGACGCCGGACTCGGGTGCGGAGAGGTTCATGTGAGGGCTCATTTCGATGCGGCGTAGAGGGCGAACCAGATGCCGAGGAGCCAGACGAGGAGTCGGCGGGCGGCGCGGTTGAACAGGGCGAGGGCTGCGAGGGGCAGCAGGGCGAGGAACGCCCAGTAGGAGACGACGTAGAGGCTGACGATCTGTCCGGGCATCAGTTGTAGCCCTCCCCGCCCTGACCGACTGTCGGCAGCGTGGGCTGCGCCGGGGCGGCCCCGTGCGGCGGCCGCTTCCGGGACAGCACGGTGCGGACATACGGCGCATCGACATCGAGCCCGGTGACGCGCTTCACCCGCTTCACGACGTCGGCGGCCTTCGCGGCAGGGCCGAGCGCTGACGCGGCGTCGAGGATGGCGTCCGTTTTGGTGGGGGCGGCGGCGGTAGGCCTGGCCTGCGGCGCATCAGGCGCATCATCGCGCTCCAGGGTGATGCGGGCCGGGGTCTGGCCGAGGATGAGAGCGACCTGCACAGCGGACACGTGAACGCCGTACGACGTCAGCTCGGCGGCCAGGTCGGCGGGCGGGGTGGTGGGCTTCGCGGAGTGCGCGAAGCGGATCGCGTCCGCCGGGTCCATGCCGGTGAAGTGCTGGCGGAGGACAGTTGATGCGTTGTGGCGCGCCGCAGGGTGATGCGGTCGAGGTGCGGGTGATGCGCTGCTGGTCACGCGGTCGACGGCATGCTTTTTGGTGGCGGTCCATGCTTCCTCGCGGGCAAGGAGCCAGCCCCACATGCCGTAGTGCGGCAGGGTGACCGGCTGTTCGCCGTCGGCGGTGCGCTGCCGGGCGCGCATCGCCGACCAGGCGAGTCCGGTGATGAGGAGTAGGGCGACGGTGGGTGCGGCGAAGAGGAGGGTGGCGCCCGTTCCGCCGTGGATGTGGTCGGCGTGGAGTCGGTTGAGGTAGATGGACACGCCGGCGAGGCTCAGGGTGGCCAGGTGCGGGCCGAGGGCGGATCGGCTCTCCTTGGCGGCCTCGTTGGCGAGGTAGAGGCAGGCAATCGCGGCGCCGTCGAACACGGCTGCGGTGAGGATGGCGAGCTTGGTCGGCACGCCGTAGATGTCGTGGGCGACGACGTAGAGGGACCAGGCGGTGATGCCGGCGGCGGATCCTCCGATGAGGGCGAGGCTGGCCCACCAGACGATGCGGTTCAAGGGGTGCTCCGGTGCGTGGTGGGCCGGGCCCGCGCGGGTGGTCAGCGCGGGGCCCGGCCGGTCGGGGGCGGTCAGGCGAAGTGGCGGCCGGCGAGGACCGCGAGCAGGATCAGCGGCCAGACCATGGCGAGGATGCAGAGGGCGCGCATCATGCGGTTCCCCAGGTGGCGGCTCGGGCGGTCTGGGCGTCGCGGTCGGCCTGGGCGCGGCGGTAGTCGTCGGCGGCGCGGGCGAGCAGCTCGGCGGCGGTGGCGTCGGCGTCTTCGATCACAGGGCCCTCCCGGAGAGGATCGTGTGGAGCTTGACGGCATACTCGCCGCGGGTGATCGGGGCGTCGGGGTGGACGGGCGGTGCGAGGCGCAGCGCCGCTTGCTCGGCGGCCTCGGCCCGCGGTCCCCAGCCGTACAGATCGACGGAGACGGTGCAGATGCGGGCCTGACGGCTGCCTGCGGTCATGGGGCTGGCGTGCCGTACGCGGCGGTACCGGTCGGCGAGCGCGTCGAGGATGGCGAGGGCGTCACCGTGAGCCTGGGCCTGGGCGCGGCGGAGGCCTTCCTCGGCCTGCTGGCGGGCGGTCATCGGGCGCTGGCGGGGTAGGTCTGGCGGAGGGCCCAGGGGCAGGGCTCGTAGCCGGTGAGGTCCTGGAATCGGGCGTGGGCGGCGTGTGCGGCCTGGACGTACTGGTGGTTGGCGAGCCTGCCGGGGCCGATCTCGGCCTGCGCGGCGTGGGTGAGCTGGTCGAGGAGGTCGCTGCCGGTGATACGCGGCAGGGCTTCGGCTCGGGGGGTGGTGCGGCTACGGTGGGTCATTGGCTGTCCGTCCTGTTCGTGCAGGTTGGATGGCTGGCCCCGGCGGAGCGGTGAACTCCGGCCGGGGCCGTTCTGTTGGCGCCATGCAAGAGTGACAGGAACCTCTTTACAACGTCAAGGGGTTCAGGGAGGATGCTGTCGTGCCTAAGAGCCTTGACGAGGAGGGGAGCCCGCGATTGATGACCGTGACCCAGATCGCGGACGAGCACGGGGTCAGCCGCCAGACCATCCACACGTACCGGCGGCGCGGCATCTTCCCCCAACCGGTCACAGGCCAGGGCAGCACCCGGCCGCGTTTCCGAGAAGACGAGGTCGCCGAGTTCTTCGCCGCCCACCCCAAGCAGCCAGGGAAGCGAACAGACCGCCCCGGCCGCACCTCCAGGCAACCCGAAGGGGAGCTCGCAGTGAGCGACTACATCCTGACGATGCGCATCGTCCTTGCCGATGAAGACCTGAGCCCGGAGGAGATCCGGAACCACGTCTACGCCGCGGGCGAGGAGCTGCCGTTCGCCTTCGACATCACCGGCGTTGAGCCCGCCGAGTAGCCGCGTACGACGGAGCCCCCGATCCCGGCGGATCGGGGGCTCTGTGCTGTCCGAACGATCGCCGCCTGCCTCAGCCTCAGCGCCCCGCAGCCACGAGGGCAGCGACGAGCAGCCACCCCTTGTGCCAGGACTGGTCCATGAGGTAGCCGGCGCCCGGGTCGCGGGCGAGCCATCCGGCGTGTCCGGTGGCGGCGGCAAGGCGAACGATGCCGCGGGGCTGCGGGTCGCGCCAGTGGCCGCCTTGCCGGTCGGCGATGTAGTGGGTGATCGCGGAGACGGCGAGTGCGGCGGCCGCGCGGCCGGGCTTGATGCGTAGGCCGAGGAGGCGGGATCCGGCGGCGAGGGCGAGGGCCTGGGTGGCGGTGTAGGTGGCGACGTGGGCGGCGCATGCTCGGGCGCCTTCGGGTCCGGGCTTCCCCTTGGTGGTGGCCTGCGTGTCGATCTGGACCCAGTGGTCGGCGACTTCGTGGCTGGCGGTGAGGAGGGCGTAGGCGGCGGCGAAGCGGATGGCGGGCGTGGTCATGGCGCTCCTTGGTGTGGTGGTTGCAGCTCGGCGAGTGCTACCCGGGCCGGTCGGCCGCGTTCAGGATGGCGGGGGCCCGGACGGGTGAAGGGATAGAAATATCCCCTCGGGGTGTGGACTGGGTCACAACCCGAGTCGGCCCCTCCGCCCCGTCAAGGCCTTCAGATTGATAAGGCGTCACGAGGCCGTCGACTTCAGTAACTGCTGTCGATGACGGGCCAGAGATGGGCCTCCAGGTCGGCTACCGCCGCCCACCACGGCCCCTCAGCCCACCTCCAACAGTTCTGCTCGTGGAAGTACCCCCAGGACGCTGCGCCAATGATGTCGAGCCGGGGGAAGTCCTCGAAGGCGCGGCGGAGCTCGGCGACGGCGTCCTCGATCAGCGGATTGCGGCCCAGGCGGATCTCGAAGGTCTCTGGCGACTCCAGCCCATCGGGCGCCCAGGAGAAGTGTGCCGAGTCGCTGCTCGGGCTGATGGTCAGGGTCAGCGCCCACCCGTCTACGTACTCGGAGGTGACGTCACTGTCGATGGTCAGCTGCATGGGTATCTCCCGTGGAGGTGGGTGTGGGGCTGCTGGTGTCGCCGCGCGATGCCACTCACCATAAACGAGTGACATCACTCATTTCAATACGGTGACGTCAACTGCAATGCGCGATAAGGTGCCTCCATGACTACCGACCCAGCACCCCACCTCCTCGGCCCAGAGGACGCCTTCGAGCGCTTGGCGGAGTGGCAGCGCCGCCACGAACTGCTGATGCTCCAGCGCGACCCCCTAGTCGTAGCCGCTCTGACCGGACCGCTGTCCGCACACGGAGGCGTCCGGCAGGCCGAGCGAGCAAGCGGCCTCACCGCCCAGACCCTCCGCCGGATCAAAGCCAGCGAGGGCGTCCCGATCCTGCCTCGCGCGCGCTTCGACGAGGTCGACTGGGACGAGTACGCCGACTACCTGGAAACCATGGGCAACAGCATCCGCACCGCACTCGCGGAACTGCCGGCGCCTGAGGGAGGACGCGACTTCACGGCCGACGACCTGAGGGCCGTAATACTCGCCGACCTCGCCGAGCGGCTGCGCAGCACCGAGCTGACTGACTTCGCGATGTGGCAGCTCACCATCGAGCTGCGCCACGAGGCCCAGGACCAGGCGGCTGCCCTCCCGGAAAAGTGGGTCGAGCCAGCGGCCACTACCGCTACGTCGGCCGTACGGGCACAGCTCCTGAGCGAGGTAGCCGACCAGATCAGCGCCTTTCGCGAAATGGGTCCCGCCGCGGCCGACCGGCTCCACGCAGGGATCCTGGCCCGCGCCCGAGGCGACCTGGCACCCAGCGGCGCATCCAGCCACCCCAAGGAATCCTGATGCCTCCAACACGAGCCTCTCGTACCCCTGCCGAACAGGAGCGGGCCGAGGCGGTTGCGCTGCTCTACTGGCTTCAGCGGGCGGCTGAGGACGACCAGCTGTTCCTGCCGTCCCTGCGGAAAGGGCACCTCGCCTCCCCCGTCCACGGCCGGGACGGATTGGCGACAGGCATGCTGCGGCGCTCTGTCGAGCGCGCCGAGGAGGCCGGCCAAGGCGAGGTCTACCGCAACGTCGGCCGACTCTTTGCCGTCTACCACCGCGTACCTCACGGCGGACTGCGGCTCGGGTGCGGCGCCGGAAGCATGGGCACTTCCCTCAGCATTCTGACGCAGCGTGAGCGCACTGACCGGCTCATGGAGGCACTGCTGCGCTCCAGGAGCAGGCTGCCCTGGCGCCACCTGGCACAAGCGTGCGCAGACCTCCGCGACCACGGCCATGGGCCGCCGAGCTGGCCGGACCTGATCGTCGACCTCGTCCACTGGCACCGCCCGCGAAAGCCCGCCAGGCCGTATTCCCCTCGCGTGCCCACGGTGAGCGAGCGATGGTGGACCGACTACCACACGCATCGCGCGACCCGTCAGTCGTAGGCGCCCCAAGGCCCGCCGGGCGGCCGGTGGGCTGAGTAGCCCCGCCACCCTGGACGCAGTCAAGGCGAAGCCCCACCCCGATTCCAGCGGGGTGGGGCTTCGTCGCGAGCTAACCCAGCGCAGTACCGATCGCCGCGGATCAGTTGCTGGCCATCAGCGCCGGTGATCGTCTCGGGGGTCTGTGTGCTGGCGGGGACGGAGTTGCCGGGGCGGATGCCCGCCAAAGGGATCTCCTCGGTGGGGTCGGTCTACGGTCGGTGGTCGGTCGGGGCGCAGGGGAGGGCGCGCGGATGCCCCGCCCAGGTCGAATGGGCGGGGCATCGTCGTGCGAGGGGCTGCTAGTCGATGGGTCCGTCGTAGCGGCGGTCGGTCGCTTCGTCGAGGAGGAGCCCTTCGGCTTCTTCGGGCGTGGCCGGGCGGACCTGGTAGATGGTCTTCCAGGCCCGATCACCGTCGTAGGGGCCCTCGTCGAGGGTGTACGCCTCGGGAATCTCTGCGCGGACGATGACGACGATGGCCTCTACCGAGTTCTCCGTCAGGCGTTTGTAGCCGGGCGTGTCCGTGGGTAGCGGCTGTCCTTCCGGCTCGAAAACCTGGTCGCGGGTGGTGAGTCCCGCGTAGAAGTACGGGTTGAAGCCCTGCCTCCGGTCGTGGTCCGCCGGCCCGGCGTATGGTCCGGGTTCGTCGTACTCGTGGGTCCGCCACGGGGTTGCGACCTCCCGGCACTGACCGGGGTGGTGGACGGTGCCTCCCCAGAGGGCGTACCTGTACTCGCGGCCGGGCGGCATGAGCGGTTTGCAGTAGTCGCAGAGGATCGCGGTCATGGTCATTTCCCCTTCTTGCGGTCGGCGTGCGGGCTGCGTCAATTTGGGGCACTGGGCATCACGCTGACCGTCAGCCGATCCTGCGGACCGGGCCGCCGGACTCCCGGCTCCAGCCACGCCATTCCGCAGCCCGACAGGCCGCCTCGTACAGCTTCAGCTCGGGCAGGATCTCCTCCCACAGTGCGAGCGCGCGCTCGCGCCGTCGGAGGATCGACTCCGTTCCATCGCCAGGCTGCACCATCGGCAGGTGCTCGTTCGCGAAGATGCTGGCCTCGTTGTGCAACTGGCCTTCGCGGTCGACGCCGTGGATAGCGGTGTAGTGATCGAATGCATCGACGCCTCCGTAGGCCTCCCGGGCGCGCTCGATGATCGCCGTCGTGCGTTCCGTGACGCCGTCCACCCGGGCCAGGTTCTTGAGGTCGCTCCGGTACCCCTGCCCCCGCCGGCGGGCGTTGGCCACTTTCACCTCCTCGGCACTGTAGTAGCTGACGCCCCCGCGCCCCGGGGCCCTCCTGGTGGCTGAGATCCCCCACTTCGAGAGCTGCTTACGCGCGCTGCCCGCCGCGTTCGCCCCGGCGTAGCCGAGGTACTGGGCGATCTCGTCGGCGGTCCACTCCGTCTCTTCGTTTCTCATCGGAGGTCGATCCACCAAGCGGCCTGGGTGCGGTCGTCGCGGCGGGTGCCGCTGCCCTTGTGGGTGGCGGCGGTGATGATCGCCTGAAGGAGGGCAGCCTCGGTGGGCTGGTCGTCTTCGCTGTTCCAGGAGCGGAGTCCGGGGATGTCGCCGGCGCGGAGCGGGTCGCCGTCGATGCTGGCGAGGCAGTAGTGGATGCCGAGGTGCGAGCCGCGCAGGTTCTCGATGGCGGCCTCGATCCGGCGGGTTCGGATGTCGGTGGCCCAGCTGATCTGCTTCTCGGTGCCAGCGAGTTCGGGCATTTCGGGCAGGACGGCGGCGAGGACTCGGGCGCGCGCTTCGGCGGCCAGGGACTTGTTCGCAGCGCGGGCGGCCTTGCGGTCGGTGCGGTCGGTGGTGGGCTCGGGGCTCATCACGGCTTCCTCTCGCGGGGTGCGGCGCTTCAGGGCGCCGATGGTGATACGGCGGGCGAGGGAGGCGGCGTTGATGACCCACTTGCCGGCGGTCTTGGTGGCGGCGATGACTCCGCGGCGGGCCCAGTGTCGGATGGTGGTGACGGTGACGTGGGCCTCGGCGGCGGCTGCGGTGGTGTTCATCGGGGTCCCCTCTCCCTCGCGATGACTCCACCTTGCCTCACTGTGAGGCGAAGTTCAATGGGGGTGTCCTCGCGTCACCCAATCGGGTGACTACCGGCCCTGCCGCAGGGGGTTGTCCGGAGCGCGGCCGGACAACCCCCTGCCCCCCCCAACTACGCCGCGATGACCCCGGCCTCGGTCCAGAACGCACCGCACCCACCGCACTGCGCAACCGGGGCGGTTCCTCCGCCGCCGTAGACCTCGATGCGGCCGCCGCACTGGCACGGCCGCTCGATGGCGAGCTCGCGGCGGACGTAGGCGAGGTCGAGCGCCGCTTCGATCCGGGCCAGGGCGCCGGCGGCGACGCTGCGTACCGTGGCGTGCTGGCCGGTGGTGAGCGGGGTTCCGGGCCAGCGGGCGCCTTGGACGCGGGCGCACAGCCAGAGGGCGCTGTGGGTGGCGGTGTGGTGGGGGGTGTGGTGCCAGCGCTGGGGGTCGGCGGCGTCGTCGCGGGCGATCTTGTTGCGGCGGGCGCGGTCGTCGGGGCCCCAGTCGCGGGGGGCGGGGGTGATCAGGTTGCGCTGGTTGGTGGCGGCGATCTGGGTGGCGGTGTGGTGGAGGGCGAGTTCGACGGTGCGCATCGTGTCGGCGATCCGCAGGGACAGCGGGGCGGCGGAGGCGCCGATCTGTTCGGGGGAGCGTTCGGCGGCCCGGTCGAGGGTGCGGAGGGCCTGCTGTTCGGCAGCGTCGTGGGCGTCGAGGGCTTGGAGGTAGCCGCGGAGGCCGAGGCCGAATCCGGCGCCGGCGGTGGGGACTTCGAGGGCGTCGGCCAGCGTCGGCCAGAGGGACACGATCGTGCGGAGGGTGACGGCGGTGGTGGTGTTCATGGGGTGCTCCGGGTGCTGGTCGGCTGTACGGTGATCAGCACCTGGGGGCGCGCCGGTCTGGGGAGACAAGCGGCGCGCCCCTCGCTCGTTGTTCAGGCGGGCCAGGCCGCCGGGGGCTGGCTCTGGCACGGCACGGTGCGCCGCTCGGTGACGGGGCCGTCCGTCAGGAGGTCGAACACCTTGGCCCCGTTGTCGGCCTGAGCGAAGACGTCGAGGGTGATCGTGTTCTCGTTGACGACGATGGTGGAGTCGATCGGGACGTCGGCGGGGTCGATGCCGTTGCACCGGAGCCATACGGCGATGGCGGCGCGGCGGTCCTCGCTGATCTCGATGTGGGCCATGGCTACTTCTCCTTCTGCTGGTGCCAGCGGGCGAGTTCGCGGATGTCTCGGAGTGCCTCGCCGGCGGGGGATCCGCCTGCGATGCGGGCGTGCAGGTCGTCGAGGTGGGTCTGGTCGAGGGTGAGGCCGTCGAAGTAGCCGGGCCCGTAGTGGGAGAGTTCGGCGGCCGCGTTGAGGGCGGCGTGAACGCTCGGGTCGCTGCTCACGGGGCGGGTCCCTTGCGGGCGGGTGATGTCGGCGAGGCTGGCGCCGGACCAGGCGAGCAGGGACAGAGTGGCGTCGGCGTTCGGGGCGGCACCGCTGGTGATCATGCGGCTGAGCGTCGACGCGCAGATGCCGCAGGCCTGCGCGACGTCACGCCAGGACATGGACCGCTCGTAGCGGGCGGCCTCCAGGCGCTGAACCAGGGCGGGGACGTCAAGAGCAAGGGCGTTCACGGGCGGGGTTCCTCGGGTTCGCGGCGGAGGGGGAAGGCGTAGGCGGTGCGTAGCCGGTCGGTGTCGATGTCGATGAGGCCGAGCTCCAGCAGGTGGAGGAGTGCTTCGCGGACGGCTCCGCTCGTGATCTCGGCGAGCGTCATTCCCCGGTCGTGGAGGGGGCCGTGGGGGCCGAGGGCCCAGCCGTCGGCGCCGGACACGGCGAGCTTGAGGATCCAGGCGGTCTCGGGGTCGGTGAGGTCGACGGGGATTCGCTGCCAGTGATTGGCGAGGAGGGTGGGCAGGGGCGGTTTGGTGCTGCTCATGTTCGGGCCTCCGGGGGTACGAGGGCGGCGGCAAGTTCGGCGTAGGCGTCTGCGCGGTTCGGGTCGGCGGCCCATCGTTCGGCGAGTTCGATGGCGCGGGTGACGGTGTCCTCGGCGGATCGGTACAGGCCGTTGGAGATGCGGGCGTTGGTCTCGGCCTGCTCGGCGCGCTGCTCAGCGGCCCGGGCGCGGGCGGCCCAGCGGCGGGCCTGGATGACCGTGGATACGCGGGCCCTCCTGGAGCGCGAGAAGAACCGGAGCGCGGCCCTCAGGTTGCTGGTCTCCGTGTGGAGGCAGTGCGTGATGGTGGTGAGCTCACGTTCCAGCCAGGCGATGCGCGCGTGCAGCTGATCGAGGTCGTCCGAGGTGATCGTGTCGACGCTGTGCCGGGCGGGCTGCTGCTCGGTGGGGGGTTCGGGGTCGTCGTCCCAGTCGATCGGCGCGGTCATCGGGGGCTTCCGTCGGGCTGGGCGAGGATGTCGCGGGCGACGTTCAGCGCGTGGAGGGTGTCGCGGCACGGATACTCGTCGCCGTCGCGCTGGCATTCGTTGGCGTAGTTCCGCTGATGGAGGGCGGTGATGCAGCGGAGCCAGATCTCCAACGACTGGTGGTGCGGTTCCCATTCCGGGTGCGCGTCGAGCCGGTTGGCGGCGGCCTGAAGTTCCTCGTCAGGTGTCATCAGTCGGTCTCCGTGTCGGTCGGTGCGGCCCCGGGAGGGGCCACGGCGGGCGTGTGCTGGCGTGTGGCGGCCTGTACGACCGGGGGCGGGCTTCGGGGCGTCCCGCCCCCAGTACGCGGCGTGTGGGCTGCTGTGGCGGCTCGCACGGTCCTGCTGCTCGCCATGCCGGACCGCACGACCCAGGAGCAGGCCGAAGACGACGGAGGCGGCGGCCATCACAGCGAGGCCAGCGGTGACGAGCAGCAGGGTCAGCACGGCTACACCTCGGCCCCGTCGGTGCTCCTGCGCAGCGCGTCGGCCACGGTGTAACCGTTCACTGTCAGGGTCGGCGCCGCCTCCCTCGCGATCTTCAGCGCCGTGTCGAGCTCGAAGCGATGCTCCGCCAGCCACTCGTCCTCCCGCTCGGACGGGATCGACTCGTAGCTCCACCTGCCAGCTGAGTTGAGGCATGAGCCGTGTCGGACGACGGCCCACAGATCGCGGCCGCGGTACTCGACGTTGAGACTGAAGTGCGGGGCGTTGTCGTTGGTCTCGGGGAGGCAGGAGACGACGTATCGGGTCGGCCGGACGGTCGGCTCGGGCTGCTCGCTCATTCGGGGTCTCCTTGCTGGGGCGGCCAGGGGTTGGCGCGGAGGACGAGCGCGGGCGAGCGGGGCGGCGGCGGGGCGTTGCGGGTCTGCCAGGCGTGCCAGCCCTGGACGGGATGCCCGATCAGCCAGCCCAGGTTCTCGGCGGATCGGATCGCGTAGACGGCGGCGTAGCGGATGCCTCGGGGGCGGGTCTGCCAGGCCGCCCAGTCGGAGGCGGCGCGGGCGGGCCGGACTCGGCCGGTGAGGTAGCCGACGAGCAGCGCAGCAGCGAGGAGGAGGGTCAGCACGGCTGCTCCTCGGCCTGGCGCGGCCAGGTTCCGGCTGCGACTTGGGCGCGGCGGGTGGTGAGGAGCTGGTCGAGGCGGTCGACGTGGTGGGCCCACCGGTCGCGGGTTGCACGCGCCGACTTGAGGTAGACCTCGATGGCCTCGGGGGAAGCGTTTTCGGCGAACAGTGGCGTGATCTTCGGCGCGGGCTGCTGGCTCATGCTCCGGCCCCCTCGGCGGCGCGGCTGGCGTTGTCGGCCATGCGGCGCAGCTCGATGGCGAGGAGCCGACGGACGGTCGCGTTACTGCGGCGCCTGCGGATCGCCTCTGTGGCGGCGGTCGCGTCCTGAAGGTCGGCCAGTTCGCGGTAGACGACGGCCCGGGTCACAAGCGGCTGCCCAGCGGTCGACACAGCCTGCCCGTCCTGCTCCTCGACGGCTTCGTAGGTCGCGGCGAAAACATCCGGCTTGCACGGGTAGTACTCGCCCTTGACGCCCTGAATGATCCAGTCGCCCTCGGTGGCGCGCATGACGCCTTCGAGGGTGCGGATCGCGAGGAACAGGCCTTGGTCGTCCTCGCCCGCCTCGGAGAACTGGTCCAAGGGGATGAACCGGACGGCGGCACGGAAGGTGTCGCGGGTGAACTGGATGGCGCTGATCTCGACGGGGAGTTTGCGGTAGCGGGTCATGGTGCTGCTCCTGGGGTGCGGGGTGGGTGGCCGGCCCGCAGGTGACGGGCCGGCCGGGGGCGGGGGTCAGGCGGTGGCCGGGTGGTCATCCAGCGGGCGGGCGCAGCGGTCGCAGTGGATGTGCTCGCCGACGTAGCTGGTGCAACTGGCGGCGGCGGCCACGGCTTCGCCTGTTGCGACGGCGGCCTCGAAGCAGCGGACGCAGTGCCGGTCACCGCAGTGCTGCCCTTTGCGATGGGCGGCCGCGATTCGGGCGAGTTCGGCGCGGATGGCGGGGTCCTTGACGATGCCGTCGGCGATCCACCAAGCGAGCTTCCAGGTGTCGACGGAAAGGTTGATCTGTTGGGCCAGTAGGTGACGCAGGCGGTCGTCGGGCGGCGGGTAGGTCACGGTCTGCTCCTGGGGTGGGTGGGATGCTGGTGGGGTGGCCGGCCCGGATTCCCGCCGGGACGGCCGTCTGCGTGGTCACGGGGTGGTGGCCAGCCGTCGAAGCGCGGCCGCGGCGTCGAACCAGCAGCACTCACCCGGGCTGCACGTCGGCCCACCGTCGGCTTCCAGCCGCGCTGCGGTCCGCAACATGACGGCCGCCTCGTACCGCTCCTGCGCGGCCGTCAGCAGCTCCTGGTAGGCCCGACTCCCGGCTTCGATCTCCCTGGTGGTCAGGTAGCGGCCGGTCTTGCTGTCGAAGAGCGGGGCGTACCGGTGGTGGCCGTGGGCAGCCAGCTGGAACAGCTCGTAGCGGGCGACGTTGTAGGCCTGCTCGACCTCGCTGGGCGGCTGCTCCCCGTCGGTCTGCTCGACGGGGAGGCGGGCCTCCTTCTCGTCGAGGGTTTCGGCGGGCAGGGCGTGATCGTGCGGAGTCGGGATGGTCGGCACGGGGGTGTCCTTCCTGGGCGTGAGGGCTGGCTGGAACCGGGTCGGCCGGTCAGGCTGTGGCGACTGTCCAGGTGCCCTTCGACTGACGGGTGATGGTGTCGCCGTAGCGGGCGACCTGCCTGGTGGGCCCGGAGCCGATTCGGAGGCCGACGCAGACGGTCTTGCCGTCGACGAATTCGAAGTAGCCCTTGGCGTAGATGCCGTCGCAATCGATGGCGTCGTCGATCTCGGGGAGGTTCTTGCGGGTGAGGGTCCAGGTGCGGGCGTCGGTCATGGGGTGCCTTTCAGGCGGCGTCGGGGTGGCTGCCGGTGCGGGGGTCGCAGGCAAGGTGGGTGTCGTATCCGCGGGCGGCCCAGTCGGGGTTGAGGGGGCGGTCACAGATGATGCAGAGGGGGGTGGTGGGGGCGGTGCTCGCCCCGACCTCCCCATCCCTAGGGATGGGGGATGGGGAGGAGGGCTCGCTTTGCACGTTCCCCGCTACCTCCCCGGCGGGTTGGGGGAGGTCTGAGCTGGGGTTTTGCGTGCTCTCCCCGGACTTCCCCGCTGTGGGGCGGGGAGGTGTCTTGGGGAGGCGTGCGGGGAGGTTTCCGGGGAGGTCATTTCCGGCACAATCGGACATCGGCTGTCCTGGTTCCGGAGTAAGTGTCTGAGTTGCCCAACTATCTGCGCCGGTGTTGTCTCCCCGTGAGGCATTTGCCTTGCGGAGTCGGAGGGCTCCCTCAACCATTCGCTTCGTCGTCGGGAAGCCGTTGGCAGCAAGCCACTTCGACACCCTGGGCTGACCCCACTCGGTCGGAATCGCCGCCTTGTCCAGGACAGTGACCATCCACTCCGGGGTTCCCTCCACCACGGGGCGGGGGCGTAGGTCGAGGCTCTCCAGGACCACGGAGGTGACGGGCCGGCCGTCCGGCTTGAACTCTCCGTCGAGGGTGATGACCTTGAGCCCGAACTGGAGGTCGGCGCCCTCCTCGTCGTCTTTCTGCTTGCCGACCTTCATCGTCACGATCATGTTTCCGGCGTTCTCGCCCTTCTTCGAGACGTGCATCTCGGACTGAAGGGCGCCCTTCGCGGCGGACGCGCCGCGGCCGTGCTCGCCGATGTGGCCGGTGTGGTGGATGACCAGGACGCACGCCTCGGTGGCGCGGCGGAGGTCGTCCATGCGCTCGACGACGAGGCCGAGTTCGGTGTTGGAGTTCTCCTCCACGCCGACGGAGACGCGGGCCTGGGTGTCGATGACGATCAGAGCCGGCTTCAGGCGGCGCATCGCCTCGATGAACGTGTCCCACTCAGGGCCGCGCGTCTGAACGGGTCGGGGAAGGAACAGGACGTTGTCCATCTTCACGCCGTGGTGCTTCTCCCAGGCCCGGACGCGCTTGCGGATGCCGCGGGCGCCCTCGGCGACGAGGTAGACGACGGTGCCCTGTTGGACGCGGTGGCCGTGCCAGTCGATGCCGGTGCCGACGTGCGCGGCGATGTCGATGACGACGAAGGACTTCATGTGGCCGGACGGGCCGATGATTCGGGCGAGGGTGTCGAGGTGGAAGAGGTCGCCGACGAGCGGTTCGAGGGTCGGCATGTTGTCGAGGCTGGAGGCGTCGAGGAGTTCGGCGAGGAGCGCGTCAGCGGGGTCGCCGGAGCGGCCGGCGGCACGTTCCTTCTGCCGTTCGAGGTAGGCGTCGATGAAGGTGACTGCGCTGCCCGGCTCGGCGTCGGGGGCGGTGGCGCGCTGGACGATGCGGCGGCCGAGTTCGGCTTCGGCGCGGAGCTCGGCGGCGTCGCGGACTTGCTCGGCGTAGTAAGTGGGGTCGCCGGAAACGTAGTCGGCGAGCCGTGCGATGAACGCGAGGCCGCCAGCGCGAGTCAGTTCCTTGCGGCGCTCCAGTTCGATCCGCAGGGACGTGGGGGTGATCGGGTCGCCAGCGTCGTACAGGGCGCCGAGGGTGTCCCAGATCAGTTCGTGGGAGGGGCGGAAGAAGTCGGAGCGGTTGAGGGTTTCCCGCAGGACTTTGATCCAGCGTGCGTCATGGATGCAGTCGCCGAGGATGTACAGCTCGGCGTCGCTCTGTTCGGGGGCACGCTCGTCCGCCTGGTGCGGGAAGGGGCGGACGTTCTCCACTCGGGGGCTCCTCAGAACAGGGTGGTGGGTTCGGCAGGCGGGCAGCGGTGTTCGGTGACGTGCGGGTGGGGGCAGGCGGCGGGGTGGTCGCGGCCGGTCCAGGTGAGGCGGCGGGCGGTGTGCTCGCCGCCGCGGAGGCACCAGATGAGCCGGTTGGGTTCGCGTACTGCGGTCTGCTCGGCCGGGGTGAGCGGCGTGAGGTCGGCGGTGACGGTGAGCGCCGCGACCTGGCCGACGAGCTGGCGGAGGATGGGGGCCCGGCAGCGCGGACAGCGGGTGCTGCTGCTCGCGCTGCCGGCCCCGGCCATCAGGCCGCGTGCTCGTCGAGGGTGCCCTCGCTGGTGCGGCGGACGTAGAAGTCGCGGAGGAGGTGGCGGAGGTGCTCGTCGGTGACGGCGTCCGCGGCCACCTCGATCTGCGTGACGCGGATCTTGACCGTGGGGTTCTTGTCCTCGTCGGGGCCCGGCTCGGTGCGCTCGACATGGGCGAGCTCCACGATGGCCATCCACCGGCCGCGGCGCTGCTTGAACATCTCGGAGGAGAACGGTTCGAGTGCCTCGGCCGGGTCCGCGAGGACCTTGGTGTCGAACTTGACGTCGGCGTCGATACGGATGGGGGTGCTCATGCTGCTCGTGCTCCTTCGGTGACGGCCCCGGTGCAGGTGGCCTGGTGGGTGTCGCGGATGTGGGAGATGAACGCCTTGACCTTGGCGGGACCGGTGACGGTCTCCGACTGCCAGCCGCAGTCGAGGCACTCGTGGCGGGCGCGCGGCGGGGTCTTCCACCAGATCTGGCCGGCGCGGTCGCCGGTCTTGATCTCGATGCCCTGGCCGCAGTCGATGAACAGGGCGCGGATGACCTGCCAGCGCGTGGGCTGTGGTGTCTGGCGGCGGGTGGCTGCCGGGGCGCTGGTGGTGGGTGTGAGGGCGGGACGGGTCTGCGGGGCGTGGCTGGTGCAGCGCCAGCCGCAGGGATAGAGGCGTGGCTGGCCGTCGTGGACGTCGCCGGGGACGTCGCACGGGCGGCCGGTCATGCTGCGGCCTTCTTTGCGGCGGCCGCCTGGGCCTCGCGGATCGTCTTGTCGGCGAGGTGCTGCCAGGCGACGCACCCGGTTTTCCCGCAGGTGACCTTGACGTTGCCGACTCCCTCGCGGCCGTGGCCGACGAGGAAAGCGAGACGAGCCGCGGTGAAGTCCCTTCCCTGGACGATGACCTGTGGCCGGGGCTGGGCGCTGTCGGACAGCCACTCGGCGTGGCCGTCGTCGAGGAGCCGGACCTGCGCCGCGTATACCGACTGCGGGGTGCGCTGTTCCCGTACCAAAGGGATACCGAGCACGTGGCGTCGACACTGGACGGTGGCGAGGGAGATCCCATACTGCTTGGCGATGTGGGCGTCACTTCTGCCGTTGTGGAGCAGCTCGTCAACGTGGGTGTAGTCGTAGGGCTCCTTGGATACGGGGGCCCCGGCATGGAGAGCGCGTTCACGGGGTGTCAGGCCACCGCGGACCCCGGCACGGGCCCATTGCGGGTCGCGGCCCTCCCCACTCATGGCGTCGGTCAGGCAGGTGTCGAGGACTGGGCAGGTCGCGCAGATCCTCTTGGCCTTGGTGGTGTCGGGTTCGCCTGAGAGGGGACTGAAGATTTCAGGCTGGCCGGAGCACGCGGCGTGGAAGTGCCAGCGGGGGACGATGGCGAGGGTGGCACTCATCGGGCCACCGCAGGGGTGAGCTTCCAGACGCGGATGACGGCGCCGGGAGCATCGAGGGCATCGAGGCCTTCGCCGGGGTGCATCTTGCGGGCGGTGACCTCGACGATTCGTGAGTCGTCGGCGATGGCACCGGCGGTGGTGAGGGCGTCGAACGTGGACCGGAGGAGCTTGTCGAGGTCGCCGCTGTCGCGGGTGGTGGGCCAGGTAATGCGGGTCTTCGGAGCAGAGGCGGGCTTGCGGACGGTGAAGGCGATCTCCACCGACAGAGGGCCGTCGAGCGGGACCATCCCGGCCGTGGCTGCTCGGACGGCTTCGTCGACGGCGGCTCGCCACGGCTTGACGCGGGTGGACTGCTCGATGAGGCGGCCACGGCCGACGTGCCGCTTGCTGCCCTGCGGGGCGGGCCGGTGGCCGTGGACGGTGACGGTGAGGTCGGCGGGGTTGGTGCCCGCGGCCGGGAGGGTGGACGGCATCCCGGCCGCGGGGGTCACGGTGAGGCTCACGCGGCCACCGCCCGGGCGGCCTTGGCCGCGTCGTACTGCTCGCGGGCCGCGGCCTCGTTGGCGGTCTGGAGGATGTCGAGCTGGTCGGCGAGGAGACGCCGGGCGTCCTCGGACTGGCGGAGGAGCCGCACGAGGACGGACTCGCCCTTGGTGAGGGGGCGGGCGATCAGGTCGCGGTTGCGGTCGGCGAGCCCGCGAACGGCGTCGCGGGCGGCGTCCCGTTCGGCGGTGACCTCGCGCAGCTCGACGATGAGCGCGGCGTTGTCCTTGAGGAGCTGCGCGAGGTCGGCCTGGAGGGCTTGGTGTCGGCGTCCGGATACGGGCATCACAGGTCTCCGTCCTGCTGGTGAGGGATGAGGGGCCAGGAGCCGTCAATTACGGCGGCCGGATCGTGCTTGGCGCCGGACTTCGCCGGGTCCCGGAGGTACCGCTGGTACGACTCGGCGTCCCGCCGCGCCCACTCCGCCTGTGACGCGTGCAGGTCGTCGAGACCGACGGCGAGGGAGTCGAAGCGCTCCGTACGCAGGGCCCGCACCCAGTCGGGGCGCTGCTCGCGCGGCCGGTGGGCGATGTTCCCCATGTGCCAGGCGGCGCGGGCCGACATCAGGGCGTCGTAGTCGGCGCCGTGCGCGGACTTGTCATCCCACCCGAGGCCGTACCGCTGCGCGGTGGTCTTCAACTGGTAAGGGCCCTGCTCCTCAGACACCCGGCGCCGGAACGGGGCGGCCTGCTTGTCGATGACCATCGTGTCGACCACCCGCACGCGGGCGGTCGCGTCCGGGATCGTCTCGGTGAGCGGCGCCCCGAGGTGCCGCATCGACTCGTGGCTGAGGAGGTTGAGGTCGTAGCTGCCCAGGTTGTGGCCGACGATCGGAATGCCGGCGGCGACGACCTCGGACAGCTCCTTGACGATCTCGGTGATGCCCTGCTCGGCGGGCTGGCCATGCTCGGCGGCGTACTCGTCGGTGATGCCGTGCACAGCGATCGCGCCGGGCTCCATCGGGATGCCGGGATTGAGCAGCCAGTTCCGGTAGTTGGTGGGCTGGCCGCCCCCGAGGAGGATGAGCGCGCAGGTGACGATGCGGGCGGTGGCGGGGTACTTGTCGCTGGACTCGAAGTCCAACGCGGCCATGCGGCCGAGGTGCCAGCCACTCATGCGCGAGCCCCCGACCCCGGAGCAGCGACCGTCGGCCAGCCCGCAGCCGGGGCGTCCTCGACGACCTCGATGTCGTAGGCGCCGTCGTCGTCCGGCCCCGCCGGCAGAGACTCCCGCGCGGCCTCCGCGTCCCGCTCCGCGGCCAGCGCGATCAGGGCCTTCGACAGGTCGTCGCTGCCCTTCGGGTCGACGTGCCCCGCCACGCTGGCCTGCCGCCACACATCCCGCACGTCATCCGAGTTGAGGGCGGCCTGGGCGAGCGCCAGGTAGTCCGGCCGCGGCGCCTCGATCGCGGCGACCGCCCGGGATCCCGTCGGATCAAGCGCCAGCGCCGTCGGCAGCGGGCCGGCCAGGGCCTGCCGCGGGGTGACACCGCGCAGCTCAACCACGACGACGGGGAACTTCTTCGTCTCGCCGTTCGCGACCCGCTGCCGCGGCTCGATCCGCAGCGTCACCGGCACGAAGCCGCGGCCGTCAGTTCCAGCGAGGACCATGTCGACCATGCCGCCCCACTCCGACGCGGCGTAGAACGAGTGAGTCTCGGCCCGCCACATGCCCATCCCGGACAGGTCCGGCAGCATCACGTTCAGGCGGGACGTGGCCGAGCAGACGCGGCCCTTGGGCTGCTGGTGCCAGTCCTCGCCGAACGTTGCCGCGCACACGCACGGCTGGCGGGTGAGGAGTTCGGTCTGTCCGTCACAACGGCGGGCACAGCCGCCCTTCGACCACATCTCGTTGTACTGGTTCAGCGGGTCGCCGGGCGTGATCAGGGCCTCGATCGAGGCAGCCTTCGTGATCACACGGAACTGCTCGATCGTCGAGTTCAGCGGCTTCCACGACTCGACGGTCCCGCCCCACAGGCCGGCGGCGGTGGTGACGTGCTCCTCCGAGTGGGAGGTGACGACCCAGGTCGCGGACCGCATGGGCCGGTTGCCCTGGGTGTAGCCGGTGCGCAGCCGGCCGTGCTCGGCGGCCTTGCGCTGGATGTTCAACAGGCGGGAGCCCATGATTCAGGCCGCCTTTCGGGGAGTGGGCACCACGGCCGGGGCCGGGAGCGCGGGGTACGAGGACGGTGCGGCGTGCAGCCAGCGCGTCGCTTCGAGGGCGCCGCGGAACGCGCGGTGCGCGGTTCGGTCGGCGGGCATCTCGACGAGGGCGTGCGAGCGGGCCCTGAGGTTGAGGACGCCGGCCCGCTGGATGGCGGGCATGGGCTGCTCGGTGTCGTCGGGCAGGAGCACGGTCTCGGCGAAGCGGAGGGCGGCGAGCTGGAGCGTGTTCTCCGGGTACACCGACTTCGCGGAGCGGGTCGCCGACGTCTTGAAGTCGATCAGCCACAGCTCCAGCCGGCCGTCCGGCCCGGTCGGCAGCCAGATCAGCAGGTCCGCCGTGCCGGCGTAGCCGAGCCGCCGGTGGAACACGGTGATCTCGGTGGCCTCGACGTGCTGGTCGAGGTCGACGCCCCAGGCACGCAGCCAGATGTCGAGCTGCACGAGGTACGGGGCGATCTCGGGGTCGGCGGGCACCGGGGCGCCGAGGAGCTTGGCCTCAGCTGCGGAGTGGATGCGGTCGCCGAGGTCGGCGGCTCGGTCCTTGACGTCGCGGTGGACGGCCTTGATGTCGCGGGTGAGCGCGGCCCGGTCGTCGTCGATGCGGGTCTGGACGTCGTAGAGGTTGTCGAGGACGTGCTCCACGGTGAGTTTCACAGCCCACGGGATCAGCGCCTGCTTGGCCACTGCGGTGCCGAGAACGTTGGTGATAGAGACGAGAGCCGGGCCCCCGGCGGGATCCTGGTAGTACCGCCCCTGCTGCGTGTCTCGTGCGTGCTTCGGATTCGTCATGCCGTCCCCCTCCGAGCCTTGCGAGAGGCTGCCTTCTGCTCGCGGACGCAGGCACGGCAGCGGCGATTCCCGCGGATGTCTCTATGGGTGTTGGCCGCGGTGTACTCGTGGCCGTGCTTGCAATGGGTCTGCTGGACCTTGGCCGCGATGTACGCCGTGCGGTGCATGTTGGTCCTGTGGCTGACCGCTTCGAGATGGAGCGGGTTCACACAGAGGCGGTGCGCGCAGGTGGTGCCGCCGGCGCACTCTGTGTCGCCGTTGTGGCATAGGTGGTCCACCTCGAAGCCGTCAGGGATGGCGCCGATGAGCAATTCGTGAGCGACTCGGTGCGCCATGTGCCAGCGGGACTTGATCGAGAATCGGCCGTAGCCGTCGCGGTTGATGCGGCCGGTCCAGGTCCAGCAGCCGCTGGGCTGGACGGTGTACGAGACCCGGAAGCGGGGCAGCAGCCCACCTCGCTCGGTGTCCCGCGCCAAGCGCGGATTCGTCATCGGCCTTCACCGGCCCCGGCGACGGTCTGCCACGCCTGGTAGTTGGCGAAGCAGTCGCTGCGGGGCGTCTCGTCGATCAGCGCGGTGGCTGCGGCGAGAGCGAGGGTGGCGTGAACCTGAGCGCCAGTAACGAGAGCGGCGGTGAACTCGCCCGTCACGGAGAAGTCGCCGTCGTTGTCGGTGGCCAGACCCAGCAGCCGCTCGGCCTCCCGGTAGTGCTCCGGCCCGGTCATCGGCCACCGTCCGTGGCGTAGGCCGGCGTGTAGGAGACCCGGCCCGGCTCGCGGGACTCGATCAGGTAGCCGTGTACGGCGAGGGCCTGGAGGGAGTGCCGGGTGAAGTAGATCGGCGGCGCCGGCTCGATGGCCGAGACGACCCACTGGTGGGCCTTCCCCGTGGTCCACACACCGCCGGTGTTGAGGATGTGGTCGGCGAGCCGGAGGGCCCGCTCGTCGAGGCCGGGCGTCCGACCGCCGAGGAGCCCGGCGAGCTTGGCGCGCGCCTCGTTGTCGAGGAGCAGCGCGACGGGCCGGCCGGTCTCGGCGATGCAGCACACGAGGAGCTCAGGGTTCTCGTCCTCGCTGTCCGGCTCGACCGAGCAGTCGAACCGGCGGACGATCAGCGGGTCGGCGTCGATCAGCGGGACGTTCAGCTCGGTCCAGTTCCCGAAGTCGCCCTCGTCCTGGAAGTCCCCGCGCCACGTGGCGCCGGGCGCGCCGGACTTGACCCAGCCGATCGCCCGAAGGTGACCGCGCTCCGGGTGCTGGGTGACGTGCTCGACGTGGAAGTAGGAGGTGATCTCGGGGGCCGAGTAGTCGGTGGCGTCGGTGTACGTCCGCCCGGGCTGGAAGAACTTGGCGGCGGTCACGATGCCCTCCTCTCGGTGTTGATCAGGTGCTCGGTGGGCGTCGGCCGGTAGGCACGGCGTCCGCTGGCGTCGACCGCGACGAGCGCCCCGTCCCGGGTCAGCGAGCGCAGGCTCTTTCGTGCGCTGTTGCGGTGGTGGGAGAACGGGCTGTCGGTGAGGAGCTGCTCGGCGCGGTGCGTGGTGACGGGGCCCGGCTCGCGCTGTATGGCCGCGAGCAGCCACTCGCGGCGCGTCACGACGCCCTCCGGTCCTGCTGCGAGGGGAGGATGACCGGCCGGGCGATGGCCGCCGGGTTGAACCGGCCGAGCTTCCCGATCAGGGCGTCGTTCTCGGCCTGGATCCGGAGCGCGGTCGTCAGGTCGATGCAGATCTCCGCGTCGTCCATGCCGGCCGCACCCTCGACCGCCTCCAGGAGGTGGTCCAACTCGCCCTCGGCCGGTGCCTGCAAGGCCTCGGCGAGCGCGTCGAGCTGGAGGATGAGGTCTTCGCGGCCCTCGTCGGACCCCCAGGCAGTGGCGAGGAAGAGGAGGGTGTCGCGGCGTACGGCGTCGGCGCGGAGGATCCCCGCGAGCCAGTCCGCACGCAGACGGACGGACAGCGACGGCTGCGCGGATGCCGGAGGGCCGGGAAGGAGCGGCACAGCGGCCACGGTGCGGGCGGTTCGGACCGCCGGTAGGACCCGCTTGGACTTCGGCTTGCGCATCAGGCGCCAGTTGCCGGGCCTCTGCTCAACCCACTGGTAGTCGTAGCGGCCGCCGTCGTCCCGCTGCTCGGCCTGGAGGGCTTCGTTCTGCGCGGTTTCGAGGGTGAGCGCGGTGTTCGTGGGCTGGCCGTTGCGCATGGCCACGTAGGTGACGGGCCCGTCGCTGGGGGGCTTGTCGGTCATCGGGTGCCGTCCTTCGTGTGGATGCGGTCGGACGGGCGGAGGGTGCAGCGACGGCAGCGGGTGTGCGGGGTCGACGTCCACGACGGGACGACACGGACCGGGTCGCCCTGGTGCGGGGTCTCGGCCTCGGCGTCGCAGCCGGGGCAGGAGTCCTGCATGAGCACGTGGCCGTGGGCGCAGAGCACGCGGACGCGGTCAGGCATGGGGTGCCTCCGGGAGGTCGTGGCCGAGGCGGTACGTGTGGTGGAGGGGCGAGTCGTGCGGGTCCTCCAGCGGCGGGGCGAGGAGGGACCGGAGCTTGGCGACCGACGCGGAGACCGGGATCTCCTCCATCGGGCCGAAGTCGCGGCGCGCCGCCTCCGCCGACTCACGCCACCCGTTGTCGACCTCGCGGTTGGCGCCGAAGAGCTGAACGAGCTGAAGCTCGGTACCCTCCGCGCGCTCCTCCCACAGGTCACCGAACCGGTCGCGGTACTTCGGCTGTCCGGCGACCTGCTCGGCGGCGGCCTCCAGCTCGGCGATCTGGTCGCGGTTCGCCCTCAGGGCCTCGGCCGCGTCCGACAGGGCCTCGTTCGTCGAGTGCCGCTCCGCCTCCAACTCCGCCACCCGGGCCCGCAGCCGATCGACCTCCGCGAGGAGGACAACCTCGTCAGCGTCGGCGTCCTCGGCCCACACCCGCTCGGTCGTGCACCGCTGGCACATCTCGCGCCCCGGGTAGTCCGACGGCCCCCACACGTGCACCGGCCGCTCGTCCTCGGTCTCGAACCGGACGGCCTCACAGTGCGAACGGCTCTTCCGGATCAGCGCCAGGCGCTCACCGTCCAGCGCGGTGGAGCTGGCCGCCGCCCGCATCGACTCCCACAGACCGATCACAGCCCGCATGCCGATGTCGAACGCAGCCGTGTCCCAGGACCCGGCGAGGTAGTTGCCGCTGCTCGCGCAACTCCCCGGCCAGTCCGAGCAGTGGCACAGGTCCTCGTGGTAGTGGTCGTTCAGGGCCCGGTTACCGGCCTCCGCCAGCGCATCGACCTGCGCCTCGGACAGCTCGGCCGGGACCGCGTTCAGCAGGGCCCGCAGCCGGTCCAGTTCGGCCGCCGACTCCGGGGACTGAAGCAGCCCCCGCGCCTCCAGGTCATACGCCAGCGCCGCCGGGATCGTCCGACCCCGCTGCATCGACGCGAGAATCGCCCCCGCCGCCGCGTTCACACGGTGCACGTTCATGCCGCACGCTCCGGGGCCGTCGCCGCCAGCTCCAGCAGGGCCACCGCGTCGTCCACCGACCGGCCAGCGACGTCGTTCCACGCCTCGACGTGCGCCTCCAGACTGAACAGATCGGTCCACACGGGACCGCCGTCGATGCTCAGAGCCAGGACACCGATCGCGGTGTCCGCGAGCTGACTGTCCCGGTGGGGATTACCGCTGACGACGCACTTGATCGCGGCCACGATGGACATCGGGCGCAGGCAGTGCGGGATGCACATCTCGCGGTCCAGCACATCCGGGACGTAGTCGCCCTGCCACAGCCCCCGCGACTGGAGAAGTCGGGCCGCGGCGAGGAAGACACCCTCGACGGTGGTGGGAGCGTGCGGCCGGGTCGGCAGGGCCACGAGGACCGTACGGCGCGAGCCGTGCGGCAGGTCGATGGGGCTAGGCTGGGGGTTCACGGTGTACCTCTCTGTTGGTGTGTGAGGTGTGCCGAGGGGTCGTCCCGGATAGCCGTCCGGTGCGGCCCCGTTCTGCGTGGTGGGTCAGGCGGCGGCCGGGCGGCGTCGCGCCGGCGGGGCGGCGACAGTGCGGGCCGAGGCGAAGACGTCCCGGAGCTGCATACGCACCTCGGCGCGGAGCGGCGGGGCTGCAGCAGCGAGTTCACGGATGGACTGGACTGCGGCCGGCCCGAGACGCTGTTCGGCTGCGGCCCGGCTGAACGCGGGGGCGGTCATCCCGCGACCTTGAGGTTGGTGCGTCCCGAGTGACGGGTCGAACGTCCGGTCGGGGTGAACAGGATCAGGACATCTACGCCGATGGCGTCTGCGATCTGACAGGCCGTCGGGTAGAAGACGGCCTCCTGTCCGCCGGAGAGGAGGCTGCCGACGGTGCTGCGCGGTACGTCGGCTTCTGCGGCCAGTTCCCGGACGGACATGGAGGCCCCGGATCCGGTGCGCTTCATGAGCGTGGCCAGCAGCTCACGGTTCACGAGCCGGAAGAGCGGAATGGGTGAGTGGTCAGACATGTGGTGTCCACCTCGTGCAGTGATTCGTTGCACTGCTTGGATGGATGAAGCATTGCATAGCTTGGACGGTTCGTCCAGGCTCTTGGATGAGCGGCGATAATTCGGCCAAGGCGTGGCGTGCGCCCTAGCGTGCGCCGCTGCACAGGATGGACACTCTGTCCGACGAGTGGGATGGCGCACCCGCCGCCACTTGGGGGGATAGGTGAATGACCTCGCCGGTCACATGGACACCCCGCGCCCCTTGACCAGAGCAGGAGTGGCATGATGACCGTCATGGCTGCACAAGATCGTTCCCCGACTGAGGGGCGTACGCAGCTCAGAGACCTCGTGCGGGCCCGCAAGGCAGCCATGGGTCTGAGCTACGACAAGCTCGCGGCGCGCTGCGTCGACCCCGTCTCAGGTGTGGTGACAGTGAAGAGCAGTTGGCTTCACCGCCTCGCCACAGACCTTCCCGTGCAGCCACCCGAGTTCCCGGTGCTGCGCGGCCTCGCCGCGGGAATGGACGTACCTCTCGGCCAAGTGCAGGATGCGGCCGGCGCCGAGTTCTTCGGCATGGACGTCGTGTGGTCCTCCTCGGGCGAGGCGCGGGCGATCGTCGAGGACCTCGACAGGCTGACGCCTCTTCAGCGTGAGCAGCTGCGGGTACTCCTCAACTCATTCACCCGGCGCGAATGAGGTTCCGGCCCGCCAGCCTCTGGCCACAGGTGTCACGTTAGGTAGTTCATGCGTGCTCCATGTAGTCACAAGAGGTTCAATGCGGCACTATAAGTGGGACCGCCTGGGGGCGAGATTGGTCCGATAGCCTGCACTGCGTCGTGCGGTTCGAACTAACGCGCGATTTGTGATGCGGGCAGCGCCAAGGGGGTCGCATGGCTGACAGTGACAACGCTCGGGATCGCCCGGAGCGGCAGCAGGTACAGGTGATCGTCAGCGACCTCGTCCCTGACGGGTGCGCCATGATCCCCATCCAGATGGCAGACCGGACGGTCATCGCCGTACACCCAGCGGCGCCAATTCCCCAGCTCGTCGATGCGCTCCAGGCCCATGCAGAGCACAGCCTCGCCGTCGGGTTCGCCTTCCCCTACAACGCGCCCACGGAACTGCGGCCGCACCCGCAGATGTAA